CATCGGTTGGATCTGTGCGCTGGGCCTGCTCTATAACACCATCATTGCCAACATAATTAGCATCTGGGTAGATGTACCAGAAGTAGATACAACGCTTCTTGTGCCCGTTATGATGGGTATGCTCGGATTGGGCGCTATGCGTTCATATGAGAAGGTTAATCAGGTAGCGCGAGAAAAATAGATGGTAACTTTTATGGGTCAGTTGATAGAGACACTGAAGCGGCACGAAGGCGTAAAGTCTTTTGCTTATCAGTGCACAGCCGATAAGACCACGATTGGTGTCGGTCGCTGCATTGACGAAAATGGCGGTATCGGCCTGTCTGACGATGAGATCGAATACCTGCTGCTAAATGACATAGAGCGTTGTGACGAAGAGTTAGAAAACGCTTACGATTGGTACAGAGATCTCAAAAAACCTAGACGAGATGCCATGATAAACCTGTGTTTCAACCTCGGTCTGACCAGATTACGAGGGTTTGTCAAAGCCTTAGAAGCCATGTCCCGTAAGCAGTACGATGTAGCTGCTGATGAGTTTATGGACAGTAGGTGGGCAAGTCAGGTGGGTGACCGTGCAGTGGAAGTTACTGATCTTATACGCACAGGCGAGTACAAATAATGACTCTGAAGAAGTTAGTATTTAAGCCGGGAGTAGATAGAGAGAATACTCGCTACACTAGCGAAGGCGGTTGGTACGACTGCGATAAAGTACGCTTCCGTGCCGGTATGCCGGAAAAAATAGGCGGGTGGCAACCTGTATCGGGCAGTACGTTTCTTGGGCTAGCTAGGTCTTTATTTGGTTGGGTAACTCTTGAGGGTAATAAATTACTAGGTGTTGGTACTAACTTAAAATACTACATAGAACGTGGTGGTGACTACTTTGATGTAACACCTGAACGTACACCTTCTGGCGTATCTCTTACTAATCCTTTTACAACGGTAAGTGGGTCTACTACGGTGACGGTCACAGATGCTAACGGAGGCTACATAAACGGTGATTTTGTTACGTTTAGTGGAGCTTCTGCGGTGGGCGGATTGACGTTAAACGGCGAGTTCCAAATAACTTACTCTGCGGGTAATACATATACCATAGAGTCAAGCAGCGCAGCGTCATCATCAGCTACAGGTGGCGGATCTGTAACAGCAAAATACCAAATAAACGTGGGTTTAGAGATAGCTCAACCTTTGGTTGGTTGGGGTGCAGGCACATGGGGACAAGGCACATGGGGCACAGGCGGCACCTCTACTGATGCATTTAGATCGTATAGCGAAGGTAACTTTGGTGAGGATCTAGTGTTTGGCCCTCATGGGGGTAGTGTCTATTACTGGGACAACACTAATGGATTAACAACTAGAGCAGTAGCACTGTCCGCTATATCTGGATCTTCTAATGCACCTACCATACAAAATTTTGTATTGGTCTCTGATGTAAACCGATTTGTGTTTTGTTTGGGTGCAAATCCGCTAGGGTCAGCGTCGCAAGATCCAATGTTAATACGGTGGTCTGACCAAGAAAGCCATATAAACTGGACACCCTCTGCTACCAACCAAGCAGGTGATTTACGGCTATCAAAAGGTTCTGAAATAGTATCTGGCCTACAAGCTAGGCAAGAGGTGTTGATATGGACAGACTCTGCTTTGTATTCGCTCCAATACGTCGGTGCGCCGATTGTATGGGGGTCTACTCTATTAGCAGATAACGTGTCAATTATATCCAGAAAGTCTGCTGTATACGCCAACGGTGTTACGTACTGGATGGGCGAAGGCAAGTTCTATAAGTACGATGGACGGGTTCAGACTTTAAATTGCAGCCTGAAAAAGTACATATTTAGGGACTTGAATAAAGAGCAGCAGTTGCAGGTGTTTGCAGGGCTAAATGAAGGCTTTGATGAGGTGTGGTGGTTCTATTGCTCTAGTTCTTCTACCACCATAGATAAGTATGTTATCTATAACTACGCCCAAGACATTTGGTATTTTGGTAGTTTGGCAAGAACAGCGTGGGTGGACTCACCGATTCGAGATTTTCCTATGGCTGCTACATACAGTAAAAATGTAGTAACTCACGAAGATGGTCTCAACGACAACTTGACGGGTGTTTCTAGCGCCATAGAAGCGTTTATAGCTTCAGCACAGTTTGACCTAGATGACGGGCATAAGTTTGCGTTTGTATACAGAGTTGTGCCTGATGTGTCATTCGATGGGTCAACCGCAGAAAGCCCCAGCGTTACGATGTCTTTATTGCCCTTGCAGTCTTCGGGGTCGGGGTATAACTCGCCGCTGTCTGAGGGTGGGTCAAACACCGCATCGGTAACTAGAACAGCTTCTTCGCCTGTAGAGGTATTTACAGACCAAATATACACGAGAGTTCGTGGTAGGCAGATGGCGTTTGAGATACGATCTACCAGTGAAGATGTTACTTGGCAGCTAGGCTCACCAAGAATAGATATGCGTCCTGACGGGAGAAGGTAATGGCAATTGATAGCACGCGCTACTATGTAAGTTTTGTCGCCCCCGTCCTGCCAGAACCACCGCAAGAGTACGATCCTGCACAGTTCAACCAACTAAACAACGCACTACGGTTGTATTTTAACAACCTAGACCGAGGCATACGCGATGCGTCTACTGCACCTGCTGCTGAAGCTAAGGGCTGGTTCTTTAGCTAATGTCTAACGCATACAAAAATGCGAAGGTAGATCTAACCGCTACCACTGCTACTACGCTGTATACATGCCCTACGGCTACCACGGCTATCGTCAAGTCTATTCTTGTGTCAGAGGACTCTGGCAATGCAGACACTATCACCGTGACCATTACCGATGCAGATAGTGCTGTGTTTAGTTTGTTCAAAACAAAAGCTGTAAGCGCAAACGCCACAACAGAACTTCTTACTGCGCCTTTAGTAGTAGAGGAGTCGGAGATACTAAAAGTTACTGCCGCCACTGCTAACAGGTTACACGTTGTTGCTAGCCTGCTGGAGGTGTCGTAATGAGTAGAACCGGCGCAGGTAGAGATCAGGTTGATGAATATGGCAACCTCATATATACCGACGAACAAATACGCGAATTTACCGACTTCTTTCGTGGTTATTTAGCTGAAGGTGCAGACTATTTTAGAACTAACTCTAAAGGACGGCAGTATTATAACGTCGATTCAGTAGATCTTTACTATGATAGATCGTTTGGGAATGCCATTACTCGTGCAGGTGTAGATCTTTTTCAACCTACCGGAAGAAGAGGCGAATATGTACAACAAGACCTTGGTTTAAAACCTGATAGATATATTGAAGCTACTGGCGCACCTGAATACCTCTTAGATATATTTGGCAAGGGTAAAGAAGGAAAGGCCCGCGTTGAAGAAGAAGCACAGAGCGCCTATGCAGTGTTGTCTATTGCTGATTCTCCTGAACAGATAGCCAAAGTCCTTGGCGGGTATTACGGGGTAGATTTTTCTCCTGTAGCACAAGAATTAAGTCGATTTGGCGGAAAACTTTCAAAATACACAGATTCTTCCGCCGCACAACTTAATAAATTTCATTCGTTTGTTGAGCCTATTCTTACAGAGCAAATAACGTATTTGCAAATGACTCGGGGGCTAAAATACCAAGACGCATTGCAGGCTGCGTTTAATGAAGACCCTATGATCCAAGCGTTGTATGGCAAATACGACGTTACTCCGATGCGCCAGACCAGTGACGGTTCTACTTATATATACGATCCGTTTAGCTTTGGTGAGATACGTACGTTTAAGGCTGAAAATAACAGCTTTCGAGACTTCGCAAAGATTATTGCTTCTGTAGCTGTTTCATATTTTGTGCCGGGAATGCTATCAACTGCACTAGGCATATCAAAAGCTGCTGCCACTGCGGTAGTAGCCGCAGGGCAAACCGCTGTATCTGGCGGTGACTTTAGGGATATACTTAAAAATGCAGGATTAGCCTTTGTTGGTGGAACTGCCGCTGAAAAGTTGAGTAATGCTAAAGTAGCCGCTGACACAGCAAATGCTGCAAACACCGGAGCTAATGCTACTGCGGCTACAGCACAAGCGGCACAAGCGGCAAACGCTGCTTACACCACAGCAAGAGTTCTATACGCAACCACACAAATAGGCTCTGGTGCTGTTACTGGTAATGTTGCTGCGGGTATGCTTGCAGCTTTTGGCCCAGATCTAACCACCACTGCTCTTAATAAAGTAGGTCTTACCCCAGAACTTCTTGATAGAGCAGGTGTAGACCAAGGCTTATTAGTAAATGGTTTAGTCAGAACCCAAACGGCTCTAGCGCGAGGCATGGAGCTTGACGAAGCCTTAGCTACTGGGTTGGGACAGTACATCTTATCTGGTGGTGGTATAGCAGGTGTAAACAAAGATAACTTCTTTGAGAAGATGGGCGAGGTGCTACGCGACACTGGTGAAGCATTAGGTGGTTTGTTCTCACCAAGCCAAGAAGATATAGCTGCTGCTGCTGCAACAAACAGCGCGTTTGATAACATCGGTGGTGCTGAAGCAATACAGGCTCCATATACCAGAGAACTGCCACCAGAACAGGCAGCTACATCGCAAAAATTTGCCGAAGAAGAGTTTAACGCCTTAGTAGGACAAGGCCCAAAAGGGCCAAACGAAGTGTCCGATTGGAGACTTGAGAGAGGACGCGCAGTATTTGATGAAGATACTAAAACTTTTCTTATAGGGCCAAATCAATCAGTACGAGTTAATTTTGCAGATCAACCTAACCTATGGGATTTTTTAGCTAATCCAGAACAAAGAAAACTAACTTTTGCCACTATAGACGATGTTTTAGCCGCTATACCTGAAGGTTCTGCAGCTAACAAATTTATGACAGAGCGATACGGCGAAGGTTGGGTAGGGTCTTTATTTAGCCTAGATGATATTAAAGACGTATCTTTTGGTGGTGCTCCTCCTTCTACATCTACTACCACTGTAACAAATATAGATGCTCTTAATGACCCTAATGTAGATTTAGAGTCTATTTTAGCAAGTGCTGCAAGCCAAACGCCCACAATACAGTACACAGCGCCAGATGGAAGCACTCAAAAATATAGCTTAAATGACGCAATTTCTGGTGATCTTGATGCCTCTGTAAAGGGACAATTATTAGGGCAAGCAATAGACCAAATAGCTAATGCTATGTACGAAGAAGATCGTGCTAGCGGAGGTAGTTCTGCTCCCGCAGACTTCCGCTTAGACGCTATGAACGCTTATGTAGAGTTACGTGGTGAAGGCTACAGTCATCTAAGGCTATTAGAAGAGTCTGGTGTGGAGCTTACTGGTAGGCTTGTAGATGCTGTATCTGCGTTAGATCTTAATGAGCTTGCACAACTACGTAATAGTGACCCAGAAGCGTACACAGACAAGCTAGGCCGCACCGACTCTGTTACAGGCAATAAAGAAAGCGTTGAGTACGTCAAAGAAAACGGTGCAGGAAGTGCTACTAACGGTATTAGTGTCTATGAAATAGCACAAGATGCTGTAGAAGCAGCTAATAATGTATCTGAAAACATCCTACCTGCCATGCTTGCTTCCGGCATGGACGAAACAAAAGCTCGTAAGCTGGCTGCTGATTTAGAAGCAGGCGTAGTTAACACTACTGCAAATATGATTCGTGCGGGTGCGGGCTTTACCAAAGCCATGTTAGGGCTTACTTACCTGTTTGGGGCACGTCCTGATGACTTAAAATTTGGGCAAGAGGTAAACAAACTTCTTGAACTTGGTGACTCTGCAAATACCGAAGGGTATCAAGATCGTGTTGAAGAAATGTGGGGCACGATACAAGAGGCAGAGGGGTTCTGGAATACCACTCAAGCATGGGCAGACGCATTTGTTGATGATCCAACTATCATGTTGGCTGAGATTGCGGGGGTAGAATTTTTTCAAGAAGTTGGTCCTTTACTCGTGGGTGGCGGTGTAGGGGCAATAGCAAAGGGTGCCACATTAGCCGCAGCAAAAGTTGCAGGTAAGGGCGCTGTATCTACTTCTGCCAAGGTCGCGGCAAATCAAATAGGTATAAGGTCGGGTATGTCCGCCGCTGCCGCCACTGATGCTAGTGAGGCTTTTGGTGGTAGTGCTGACGGGGCTTATGACGAAGCATTTGATGCAAAGTTAAAGCAATTACAAGAAAACAACCAAGCTACAGTAGCTCTTATGGAAGCTGCTGGCATACCTGTCGGCAACTTACTTAATAAAAATGGGCTGTTTGCAGGGCAAATGGATGAGATTCACGAGTTTGCCCATAACGCTGCAATGCTTAATGGTAGCACCGCTGCTGTGCTGTCGCTTATTTCCTACGGTATGGGCGGCGAAGCATTAGATAAGTTTTTATTGGGTGGCAGAAAGGGTACCTTAGATCCAAAAGTAGCAGAAGCGGTAAAAGAGTTAGGTGATCGTATTGATGCTGGAGACTCTCTCGTTGCAGGGCTGCAAGCCGCAAAAACTATAGGTACAGAGGGTCTTTTTGAATACGTAGAAGAAGCGTTAACTGCCACACAATTAGAGGCTTTTTTAACCTCGGTAGACCCAAACCGCGATTGGGGCGCTGCAATAGCTTCTTCAGGTATGGGAGGTCTTGTTGGTGGTAGCGGAGTCACAGCAGCCGTATTGGGTATTGATAGCGCACAGGATGCCTTAGCTGGAGCTATACGTTCTACTCATGCGGGTGTAAATGCCACAATAGAAGGCGCTAAAAACGGGCTAATTAACGATGCAGAGGCTAGAGCGGCCCTAGCAGAGTTTGGCATAACCAGTGATGAATATGGCGGCTTACAGACTAGCCTGCTAAATGATGCGTTTGATGCCGACTACACTACATACACCGAATCCAGAGACGCATTTCAAGCTGAAAACCCAGACTATGAGCCTACTGAAGCCGACATACTTCAGTTTACTGGCAATCGTGCTGAAGACCGTTTAGACGCAAGCGTTGCTGATTTAGTAGACCGCAGCTACATCGACGCGCAAGAAGTTATAGATGCCGCAGCCCGTGAAGGTTTGACGTTAACCGAAGAACAAGCTGCCGAATACGTGCGTCAAACTGAATCTGGTCAAGCAAATACCGTGCTAAGGCAACTTCGTTCAGACTTTGACGCACAGTACACCACTCGTAATGAAGCACTAGACTATTTTACTGACATTGGGTACGCCCCGACACAAGAAGATTTAGCAGAATTTATTGGCAAAACAGAAGCGGAGGCGGAAGCTGAAGATGGTGGAGTAGCGGACTACTCTGAAAACATACTAATGCTTCAGTTGGATGGGTTACTTGGTGATCCAAATGCAACTCCCGAGCAGATAGATAGTTTATTAGACCGTATTGAGTTTATTAACGAAGGTTCCACTGCCCGTGAAGATGCTGGCATTGACGATGATGGTAACAGATCAGAACCTGAGCCAGAACCTGAGCCAGAACCTGAGCCAGAACCTGAGCCAGAACCTGAGCCTGAGCCAGAGCCAGAACCTGAGCCTGAGCCAGAGCCAGAACCTGAGCCAGAACCTGAGCCAGAACCTGAGCCAGAACCTGAGCCAGAACCTGAGCCAGAACCTGAGCCAGAACCTGAGCCAGAGCCAGAGCCTGAGCCTGAGCCTGAGCCTGAGCCAGAGCCTGAGCCAGAACCTGTAGAAGATGCCGTAACCAAAGAAGACCTCGAAGATCTAGAAGATAGTCTACTTGAGCGCATAGAAAAGTTAGAAACAGAAGGCAAAACTCGTGATGAGGCGTTAGCACAAGCAATAGAAGAGCTTGCTGGTGATCTAGGTACAACGAAAGAAGACTTATTAGATGCTATAGCAGACTCTGAGCTTTCTATACGAGAAGATTTTGCTGATGAGCTAGACAATCTAAAAGAAGAATTAACAGATGAAATAGCTAGTTCAGAAGATCGTATCTTAGAAAAAATGGCCGAATACGAGAAGGCAGGGCTTTCTCGTGATGAAGCATTAGCTAAAGCCATAGAAGATGTAGCTGAAGATTTAAACCTTAGTGTAGAAGAGTTAAGTGATCTAGTAACTGGGGTAGCTGAAGATTTATCTAGCGATATTGATACCGCCAAACGTGACCTTCTAAACAAGATTGACGAAGCAGAGCAAGCGGGTGCCGACAGAGATGCTGCACTAGGCGGTGCAATTTCTGACCTCGCTGAAGAGCTTGGCATCACAGAAGAAGCTCTGCTTGAGCGTATTGGTGAGTCTGAAGAGTCTTTACGCACAGCAATCGGTGAAACAGAAGCCGACCTTCTACGCGCCATTAGTGACACTGAAGGTGCACTGACCGAAGAAATAGAGGCTGTTGCTGATCTTGTAGGCAAGCCTGCTTCAGAGGTAACTGACACCGACATAGATTTTGTTGCAGATCTTATAGCGCAACAAGAAGCCTTAGAAGAAGGAGCTGCGTTTGATTTCACACAAGAACAACTACTGTATGACGTAACAGGCGATCAGATAGTTGACCAAGCTGACTTGGATCTTTTGCAACAAGCGCAACAAGACCCTAATGTACTGTTTGACTTAGAAAGTAAGTTTGCTCCTACTGGTATATACGCTACACAACAAGAACTAGCACAACAGCAGCAGCAGTCGCAGCAACAGATACAACAGCAGATTAAGACAGAAGCTACAAAAGATGCAGCTAGGGACTTTTTTGGAGAGCTACTAGGCGCTGCCGATTTAACAGGGCAGAAGGTAGATGTAGCTCAATCGCCGCTTGCTAAGATAGATTATCTGTATGATTTTGGTAGTATTTTTGGAACACCTCAACAAAGTGCGCTATTTCCAACCCCCTATGGCAATATAGGTGGGCGTAAACAAGGCGGTCTAATAGAGCGTAATAAAGAATTACTGCGTGTTATCGGAGAAGACTAATGAGTTGGTGGACTAATCTTACAGGCACTATAGGAAAAGCGTTAGAAAATCCTGCAACAATGGGGCTAGCAAGTCTAGGAACTTCGGCACTAGCAAAAGAATTTGGTTTTTTGGATACCAAAACACCCGTAGTAGGCTATCAAGGCAGTATACCAAAGTACGAAGCTGTACGAGAGCGCGTGCCTATGCCAGCAGACCCTAATCGTAGGCCCGGATCGGGTGGCAGGCGATATTTTAGTGACGTTGTTTACGCAGATCGACCAGAGCGTCAACCTATGTCTGTAGCACAGGCAAGAGAGCAGGCGGGGCAGCAAGCACAAGGGTTAGCTGCGCTCAATCAACCACCTAAAATGGCTGGTGGTGGGCAGTATCTTGATGGCGCAACCGATGGTATGGCTGACGTTGTACCTGCTAGAATATCAGGCGGGCAAGAAGCAAGACTAAGTGATGGCGAGTTTGTTGTACCTGCTGACGTAGTAAGTCATCTTGGTAATGGTAACTCTGACGCTGGTGCAAAACAGCTACACGCAATGATGACTAGAGTACGTAAAGAACGCACAGGCAACCCAAAACAGGGTAAACAAATAAAACCGCAAACGATGCTACCAGTATAGGACTGTAGATATGTATTACTTTCAAGAAGGCGGCGATGTAACTGTACCTATGGACCCTGATGTAGGTGAAGTTGCAGGAGTGTCTGGTGCGTTAGCTGAGTTTGCTGGCGATTATGTTACCGACATGCTTGGTAGAGGCGAGGCTCTTTCGCAACAACCTTATCAAGCCTATACAGGGCCACTCACTGCTGGTACTTCAGGGTTACAAGATACAGCGTTTACAGGTCTAGCTAATCTAGCACTTCCTACCACCGCTGCTAATTTTGATGCTACTACCGCTCAAAATTTAATGAACCCGTTCATACAGTCCGCACTAAATCCACAGCTTCAGGCTGCAAGAGATGAAGCAGAACGGCAAAGACTCGCTAATGCAGCTAGACTACAACAAGCGGGTGCGTTTGGTGGTAGTCGCCAAGCAATCATGGAGTCAGAGGGACAACGCAACTTAAATCAAAACCTTGCAGATATACGCGCTAAAGGCTACGCACAAGCCTACGATCAAGCTATGGATCAATTTGGCAGAGACAGAGCGTATGGGCTAGATGCGCTAACAGCGCAACGTGCAGGTGGCGCAGAACAACGAGCCATAGAAGGTGAAGGCGTAGCCGCCGACTTTGCACAGTTCCGCGAAGAACGAGATTTTCCATACAAACAAGTACAGTACGCACAGTCTTTACTACAGGGACTGCCAATAGCAGCTAGAGCGTATTCGTACAACCAACCAAGCACACTTTCTACCGTATTAGGTAGTGCGGGTGGTATATCTGGCCTTCTTGAGAATTTGTTTAACATTGGTGGTGGCGGGGGTGAGTCTTCTCCCATACCCACAACGGGAACATATACAGATGTACAAGGTAATAAATACATTGACGGTGTGTTGCAAGGGGCGGGAGTAGCTTAATGTTATCAGGAGTCGGTATAGGCCAAGAGATAGAGCGTAAAAAAGAGGCTTATAGAGGCAATCCTCAAGCCCTGCAAAAACGCTATCAGCAAAACAAACAGCTAGTGGATCTTCTTGCACTGCAACAACTCAAGAGCGAGAAAGAAACCGCTGTTCGTAACATGCAAGCTCAGATGCAACAAAATCCTGCGACGATTGCACAACAGCGTGAGCAAGAACTTCTTGCCATGATTAAGCAGGAGCAAGGCCAGAAGCTAGGTGACGTTGCAAAACGCACTGCCGGTACACTTGGTCAAATTAACAAACGCGCTCAACAAAACATGCAACGCACTGCCAAGCGTGGCCTACCTTCTATGGCTGGTTTGCAGGGTATGGGTGGCCTACAAGGTATGCGTGGCCCTCAACGCAGAATGGCACAGGGCGGTATTATTGGGTTTTTTGAAGGCGGTGGTGGAGAAATATCCGAAGCGCAGATTGCAGAGTCTTATGGAAGTGATTTCCTTAACTATGTAGCTGAAAACCCCGCAGAACTTGCTAGTTTAGGTCTGATGTTTGTGCCGGGGCTAGGGTTAGTTTCCGCAGGTGCACGAGGCGTCATGGCGTTGGGTAAGGTGTTACCTAAATTAGGCCAGCTAGCACAAAAATTTAGAGGTAAAAAAGACACCGGCCCAGACTTTGAAGTGACTCCTAGAGGTACTACGGTGCCTAAAGATAGGTCGCAAATACCTTCTACTTCTAAAGAAATGGTGCCATACAGAGGCGATCCTAGCCGACCAGTAGATCCCGGCAAACAACTTTCTGATCCTAGGCTACAACAAGTGGGGCCGTCCAGACGTATGGATTTTAGCGGTGCTAAACCTATTGCGGCTAGAGCAGGGCTAGGTGCGTTAACGCAAGAAGATGAACAAGAAGCTATTGTAGCAAAGCAAGAAGGAGTAACTGTAGATCCAGTAGATCCAGTAGATCCAGTAGAGCCAGAAAAACCAATAGATTACTTTGCTGGTATAGAGGATCTCAAACCAGTTAAAGCTGAGTTTGGCACGATGGCGCGAGATGCTGTTAAAGAACGTGCAGGCATTCTTGGTCTAGCTGGTGCTAGTGATAGTGACCCTACACCAGTAGAAGCACGAGACGCAGAACAAGAACGTGTTATGGGGCTTTTCGACAAAGAAGGGAAGCTAGGGGTTAAAGACGAACAACTACGCCGTATGCAGGAGTTGCAACAAAGACAAACAGATCCTGACAAGTTACGTAGACAACGACTTACAGCGGGTCTTCTAGGTGCTGCTGGACGTGGTAGCACAGCGTTGGCTGGTCTTGGCGCAGGAATGTTTAACGAGCGTGTCCAACAAGAAGCAGCCGAGCGTAAAAACTTGGCTGATCAGTTTGGTATTGAGAACGAAAAAATAAAACTTGATTTCGACATAACCAATGCGGGCATAGAAAGCGGGATGACGGCTTTTGAAATTAACAAAGCAGACCGTAGAGCTATAGCCAGTGATATGACTAAAGCCACAAACACAGATATAGAACTCGGCAAAGCGTATGCCCAACAGGTATTTGATTCTGATGCAGCAAATATAGCTACTAAATTAACGCAAGCTAGTGCGGCTGCTACACGAGCTTCAGAAGAAGCAAAAGGGCGAAGAGATGCTATCCCTAAATTGATAGCAGAATACAACAAACTTACTGAAGTTAAGTTTGATACATACCGAGAACTGCAAAAAAATTCAGATCTTATGCTTGCGTTTCGCAGTGGTGACAAAGAACGAATAGAGCGAGCACTTCTACAAACAGAAGTTGCGGGTGCACAAGTTGCAGAGTTGGCACAAGTACATGCGGCGGAAGAATTAATAGAAAATCAGCTAAGAGCTATGGGTGCAGAGCTTCCTACACGCAGCCGACTTACATCAGGAAACGCCGAATTAGATCGGCTTATGAAAATGTACGGCTCTATGTAGGTAGATAAATTATGGCTGAAGCCTATTCAGACCGCACAGAAGAGCTAGGTATTGCACTGAAGAATGCTCATGCTGCTGGTGATACTAGAGCAGCTAGGATTCTTGCTACAGAACTGCAAAACCAACTACGCCGCGACCAGCGATCCGCTAAAATACGCGCAGCTATACCTCCTAGAGAAACCGGCGTTTTTGAGGACATCACCACCGGATTCGGCGCGGGTCTTGTTGGCATAGGTGAAACAGCCAGTTTAGGTGTTGCTAGCCTATTAGAAGAGAAAGAAGAAACCGCTGCTAGAAACCGCATTAGAAGTATAGCGGACTCTTTACGTCCTGAAGGTGGCGATCCTGATTCACCTACCTACAAAGTAGCCTCTGGTCTTGGATCTCTTGCTGGTTTTGCTGGGGCTGGCTTAGGCGCTGCGGTTCTTGGCGCTCCCGGCGCGGCTGTTGCTACAGGCTTAGGAGGCTTAGGATACGCGGCTGCAAGAGGTGAAGCGAGCGAACGAGCACGCGCTGCTGATGCCACAGTAGAAGAACGAGAAAAAGCAGTAGATGCACCTCTTGTCTTACTAGCAGGTGTACTCGAAGCAATACCTCTTGCAAGAGTGGTTAAACTTGCTGACCTACCTACGCTCACTAAAATCTTAGAAAAAATACCGCCTGAGAAAGTTGAGACTATAAGTGAGCGTCTTACTAGCGCGGGTATAACAGGCGGCGCAGAACTTACGCAAGAAGCTGCATCCAACATACTGCAAAACCTTAACGAGCAAGAATACAACGCTGCTAGAGAAATTCTTGGTATTGACACGGCAGAAGAAGCCGCAGTTGGTGGTGCCGCAGGTGCCATACTTCAAGGGTTTGTTGATCTCTTTGCTCCACGACGGGCAGGTAAAACTGTTGGTGATGCCGCAAAAGAAGAAGCAGAGAAACCTGATGACGTTGCAGGGCTGCTTGAGTTTAAACCCGAAGAACCTACTCAGCTTGACTTAGCACTTGATACCGAAGAAGCCGAAGCTATTGACGGCGAAGCTATACGCGCACAAGTGTTCAAGGGGTTCAAGAAGCCATTTGACCAGCTAACTGAGAAGCAACAAAAAACTGTACAAGACAGGATAGTAGCTTTGTCGCCTGCCGAGTTTGATGCGCTTGAGCGTGTGATTGAAACCATAGAAGAACGCACTGCCGAAGTAAGCCCTGACCAAATGTCACTGCCGGGATTAGAACCAGAACGTGCACGGTTTGGCCCACAACTACAGGAGCTGCCTGCACCAGAAAAAGAAAAACGTGCGTTAGGTGATGTTGAAAGACAAGACGTGTTTGTACCTAGAAGGGGACGAAAAGCAGAAAGAGATCTTGAAAGGCAGCTTGAAAGACGTAGACGCGATACAGATACCGTTGCGGGTGAAACACTTGCCGTTACCCCAGAAGGACAGGCACTTACTCGACAAGAAGTCTTAGACCGTATTAACCAGCGTGGTAAAGAACAAAAAATTACGGACGATATGCCCGCCGCAGAAGTGCGACTTGCGCGAGAACGTGAAGCAATAGCCCAAGAGGAACAGGGCGAGATGTTTCCTACAGAGCTTGCCATAGAGAGAGAAGCTGCACTCGACGCTACTGAAACTCGTGACGTTGATACCGCACCCGCGCCTCGCGTGGTAACAGAAGAAGATTTAACTACCGCTGGGTTTGCTACAAACAACACGAGAATACGTAGTCAAGTTCTTGGTAAGGACTTAACAGACCCTACTATACGTGACGCGCTGACTAATGAAGCTAATCGCCTAAAGTCTCAAAAGGTTCGGCGTGGTGTTACCCAGTTATTAGAAGGAGTACCTAGTGAGCAACGTCGTATACCCGATAGAGTTTTGGCACCGCGAAAAAGAAGAGCTGTCGCAGAGCGAGATAGAGCAGGCGATGAAGCTGGTGTGTCAAGCGTGGATTCAGTGGGAGAGCGTGAAGATACCGGCGAGGTTGTTGCACTTGACGGACGAGCAGTGGGAGATGTTGGAAGAGACGCTGATGCAGTTGATGTTGGAAAAGGAAAACAGCGTGGTGCACTAGCTCGTAAGGTCAAAGCTAAGGTAGGTCGTAAACGTACCAAAGCTAGTATGTCTGAAATTGACTCGACCACAGGTGATGCAGAGATTAGATTCCCTGACGGTAGCGTAGAACGTGTTAGGAGAGAAGAGTCTGTAGACCCTGAAACCGGAGAAACAGATTTTAGCTTCATATCTCTTGATCGCCCTGATCCTGACTTCCCCGCTGATGTAGAGGCTCCTCTACCACTAGGTTCTACTCAAGCGGCTGCTATTAAGAAGTTAACAGAAGTTCGTGAAGCTCCACCTAGAGAGCCTGTAAGAAGAGCTACGGCGGCGGACATAGCAGAAAGACGTGCGGATGAGCGTGATGCTATTGCATTTCAAGAAAGGCTTACCACTCAAAGGCAAACAGAAAGGGCACAGCGAGTTGCCGAAGGTGAAAAGTCTAGGGCTGAAACACAAGAACGCATAAAGACAGCCGACCTTAGAAAAGTTAGGGCTGCACAACGCGAGGCCACTGACAGGCTAGAAGAAATAACTGCTGAAAGAAAAGCTGTAAGAAAAGCAAAAGAAGATGGCGTCGAAATACTCTACGCCCCCACACGTACGGAAATTGAATTAGATTCGGTCATGCCGAAACAGGTACAGAAAGCGTTGCGTAATAATGAGTTACGACGTGCGTTATTAAACCTAGCGGATTCTTCAAATGATAAGTTTATTAAGCGTGCGGCTAAAAAACTTGCAGACTTTACCGGCGACACCCGAGTACAAATTGTACCGCAAGAAAAACTAGGTACTCGCGGTGGAAGCACCATTGATGCTGTATTCGTCACCAAAGATAACACGATACTTCTTAGCGAAGACTACTTAGATACTCATGTACTGCTACATGAAATGACGCATGCCGCTACTATTAACACGTTACGGAATAAAGCGCATCCGACGACCAAACAACTAAACAAATTATACGAAGATACAAAAGATTCCCTCTCCTCCTACTACGGTTCTAAAAATGTTGCAGAATTTGTAGCTGAAGCGTTTTCTAATCCTAAGTTTCAACTTGAACTGGCAGGTATAAACCCTAAAGGCGAGAAACTTAGCGCATGGCAGCGATTCCTTAAAACCATCATGGATTTTCTTAAAATTGGCAAACTCGGCCCTAAGACCGCCCAGCGTGAAGCAAGCCGCATGATAGAAGAAATCCTTGCCCCTGCTGCTAGACACCGTTACGGGCCTACCCTGCGGTCTATGAGTGACAGAGAAGGCGTCACAGAAATAGCAGATCGCATAAAAGATTCTCGACGTGACTTAAAGAGCAAAGAAGGGCGTAAGGCGGCTGGGGCTAAACTAGCGCGAGATATTTCTGCTGTGTTAGATAAAGATTCCACACAGGGAAAACAAGGTAAAAAAGTAGTTTTAGGGCTTCTACCCAACCAATCCGTATTGGATATAGCTGAGCATCGGGGTATAACTGGCGCTAAGAAAGTTCTTACAGCTATAGAAAATCAACGTGGTGATCTAACCGTATCAGAACAAAACACTCGTAGAAGACTAACTCCTATATTCAGGTGGGCGAACAACGCATCTGAAAAAACAATGAAGGATTGGAATAACCTAATCTACGACAGTACATTAGATGAAGTAGACCCCGCTCTTACCCCTGCACAGGCTAGAAAGAAATACGGTAAACAGACTGTAGAAGGCACTAACCAGCTAAAAGTAGCTCGACACAAAGAACTACACGCTATCTACATGGGTGCTACGCTCGGCAAAGACGGTAGGCAAGCCTACGATAACTTGCGACAGTTCTATAAGGATCAGTACAACGAACTGCTAAACGCACTCAAAGGTAGAATCGACAACGCTGATATTAACGACGAGCAAAAAACGACGCTCAAAAACGAACTGCTCAGTAAGTTACTAGAACGTACGGGCGTAGAACCATACTTTCCCTTAACTCGTGAGGGTACACATTGGCTAGCAGTAAAGAATCCAGAAGCACTGTCCGAGTCTGCTGTATTTGCCTTTAAGACGCAGGGGGACAGGCTCAAAGCGGCAGAAGACTATGCTGCACAAGGATTTGATGTAGAAGTATTCAACCCTGATGAGTCTAATGTCTACACTGATCCTCCATCTGGATCTTTCATATCGCAAGTGCTTGGCGTACTCAACGCTAATGATGCAGCGCCAGACGTAAAAGAACAGGTAATGCGCTTGTTCCTTGAGTCATTACCAGAGTCTTCTTTTGCAAAGGGGCTAGTTAAGCGTAAAAAGACCTCGGGTTTTGACGTTGATGCGGTAGAAGCAGCCAGAACAAAAGCGTACGACTTAGCGCGACAAACGGAGCGTATAAAAAATACTAACCGCATAATGCGGCTGAAAGATGAGTTTTTGGAGAACGTACCTAAAGACCGTAGGGACAGTGCAGTGATTGCAGAAGTGGTGAACCGTGCCAACTTTGCGGTTAATCCACCCAGAGATACTGTTGCCAAAAACGCAAACCGACTTGCATTTATGTGGACTATCGGCTGGAACCCCTCGTCTGCAATAGTAAACCTGTCTCAGATACCTCTGTTTGCCTACCCAATGCTCGCTGGCAAATACGGCTACGGGGACACTCGTAAGGCTCTTGGTGCTGCAACAAAGTTGTTTATGGGGTCTCCTTCTAACAAGTCAGCAGAAACTTTGTTCGGAGACAACACTACACCTGCATCTGTAAAAGAAGCATTCCGTGAAGGTGGTGTGGGACAAGCTCTTGAAGCCATGCAAGACAAGGCTTTGAAATCAATCGACAACTACTACACGTTTACTAGAGACAGTGACGGCTCGTTAGTTTTCTCAGTGCGCGAAGACTTAGATTTACCTGCAACAAAAGATGAAGCTGACGGTAAAGTATCCAAAGAAGAACTAGATAATCTCAAGCCTTTGATAGAACTAGCAGCCCGTCGTGGGCAGCTCAACTCATCATTCCTAGCGGAGACACTCAACGTAGATCAATCAGGTCGAAAGCAAAGTGTTCCTGATGTAGTGACGAACATATCTGCATTGATGTTTCACGAAGCAGAAGTAATGAACCGCCAAGTAACGCTAATCACTGCGTACAATCTTGCACTGAACAAGTTAACAGGTGGTAAGAAGCCTACATTTGAACAACAGCAACAAGCCGCAGAAGAGGCAATATACGAAACACAACAGATTAACGGTGGTGCAACCCTAGAAACTGGCCCACGCTTTGCGCGAAGGCATGTTGGTCGCGTGGCTCTGATGTACAAGAACTACGGCATTCAGATGTACTACACGATGCTCAAAACCGGAAAAGAAGCACTTGATATAGCGCGAGCTTCTTTTGCTAAAGATCTTGAATCAAAGAATATAGCAGCAGGTATGAACCTAGAGACTGCAAAAGCAGCAGCCAGTGCCGCAGCCGATGCTTTGCGATCTGATGCAGCAAAACAGCTTGCAGGAGTTCACCTGTCCGCGTTGTTCTTTTCAGGAGTGCAGGGAATACCAATATACGGTGCGGTAACCATGCTGGCGGACATGTTCTTCCTAGGGGACGATGACGAAGAAGCTGACTTTTATGTGCGTCGTGGAATAGACAATGAACTGTTGTACCGAGGTCTAGTCTCTGAACTTACTGGATTCGACGTAGCTCAGCGTGTGAAGTTAACGGACTTAATATATGAAGCCGACAGGTTTAACAGTAATCCTTCACCAGAGGAAGAGTTTGCTCACCTTGTAGGTGGCCCTGCGTGGAGTGTGTACCGCAGAGCTAGAAAAGGTATTGATAAGATAGCAGAGGGTGACTTAGTAAGAGGTATGGAAGACATACTACCGGGAGCTGTCAGGAACGCAATGCAGGCTGTCAGGTTTGGTATGGAAGGGGGTATCCGCACTCGGCGTGGCGACTTTATGTACGACGACATAACAGCCGGTGATTTGGTTGCCAAGGTGCTTGGATTCCCACCAAACGAATACACCAAGGAGATGGATGAGACTTCTTTTGGTAAAAGGATGTCAGATAGGGATATAGCTAAACGTGCAAGGCTAGCGAAAAAACTGTTCATAGCTAGACAGTACAGAGATTTTGAAGCAGAAGAGGATATACGGCGCGAGATGGATGAGTTCAACGCTTCAGCAGCCGTAGACATAAATCCTAACCTGTTTATAGATGATGAGTACCTAGATAGATCGTTCACTAGACACAGCTCAACAAGCGCAAAAATGCATAACGGCGTATTACTACCCGAAAGTGTAAAAGCTATCGTAGAAGAAGACGGGTTTTTCTAATGGAAGCCCTCTACTGCGTGTGGAAGGGGAGAACGCAGTAGAGGGGACAAGTTCTATTGGAGGAGACCATCAACCTTGTCGGGCGAGATCCTATCATAAGATTCTCCAAACACGAACACCCACATGTGGATTTTCTATCACCCCCTTAGCTCTTATATCCCATCCTTTCCTGTTAACACAAATGGTCTTTAGTTGTTGTATCGCTTTGTCAGTATTGATACATGGTATAAACACAGAGCTACCGACAACCATATCCTCCCACTTGACCACTATGTGCACGCCATCAGGGTTGAGATCGTCTAGTTTTACTACAGACATCAGGAACCGTGAGTGCGTACCAGCCTGTGTATTTCGTTTCCTTTGCGGTAAAACCGCCGTGTGATATTGCTTATCTTAGATGGCGACACCTGCAACATGTCTGCTATCCCCGATCTAGGCACACCCTTCGCTTGTAAATCCAACACCCGCTCCGCAAGTTTTATGTCAATCAATTTACTAGTGGGTTTCTTCTTAACGTCCTGCGGTAGTGACCCGTTCCGACTTTTCTTATTCTTCCATAGCTCCTTCACTTTCTCCTGCGCTTGTATTGCTTGCAGAAACATCCTGCTCATCATCTCCTCCGATTTTCATTTTTACTATCAGTACATGCTGGGCATCAGTCCTAAACTGTGTGCCCTTGGTCAAACGCATTTTCCCGCGCTTGGCCCCCATCTTTTTAATTAGGTCGTTAACAAACGAGCTATAGTTCACCTGCTGTGCACCACACCACACCTTGAGCGGTTTTGGCGCGAGGTAAACCTGCTGTAGGTCTGTCTCGTATCGCGCCACAAGTTTCCCCTTCGGTAGCGCATCTGGTATGACCAATGAGTCCAGCCCGTTTGCCTGCTTACGCAAGTCATCGGTGCTTTTTATCATCAGTATGTTGTTGAAGTTTTCATTCAAGTATTCGTTTAGTGTTTGCCTGACTGATACTCCCATGTTGTTAACCGAGTCCATGTTGTGTTTTAAGAGGCTGATAGCCCATCTAAACAACGCTTTCGTGTCGTATTCTATGAGACCCAACTGCTTCGCAATTATCGCTCCGGTCAATGTGCAAGCAACCCCCGCAGACCAAAACCTGTTCTCAGACGTTAGCCCTGCCTCTGTGTCTACACGCTGCTGTACTTCTTTCAGTTTGACCTTTACTTCATCGAGGTTCTGCATGACGTGCTGTATGAATATGATTCCAGCGTGCCCGTAGTTAGCCTCTACCGCTTCATCAAACAAATCAGTGTCACGCTTCTCCGCAGTGCTGCCGAACACCTTTTGAGCAGGCCACTCCATCATGCGTTGGGCCTCTGCTTTCGGTGCTTGTTTTTCCAGTGCAATGCGCTCTATAACGCTAGCGTTACCTGTAGTAACCGTAAGGAACTTCCAAGGCTCCCCGCGCACCCGTTCAAGATTAGACCCGCCTGACATACGCCCACGCTGCTGCCCCGAAGATAGCTGGTAGGCTAAATTACTGAGCTTTTCACTCTTGTGGTTAGTCAGTTCGTCCACGTAGAACGGCAGATTGTGCAGCACCTCTGCACGATTAAACTTCATAGCGTCCGTGTCGTTTTCTTCGACCATTAGAGCTTTGTCAAACCCCCACACCGAAGCTGCTACGCGCATGGCTGCGGTCTTACCACACCCGCTAATCTCACTATGGAGATGTAACGCACAAGCGTTTTGTGGGAAGAAGTGCATGAGAGGTGAACCGAATGCGGTGCAAACCACATACTGGTGCATAGCTAGATCAGATCGGGTTGTGTAGAAGTTAGCCATCGACTTCCATCCGTCTAGTGTGCCTTTCGGCTCAAATCTGGCTATTAGTGACGCGGTGGGTGTTGATGGGGGGTTGTATTTTATTTTGTCGGCACGTATTTCCTTATCACCTACCACAAACGCCGAACATTTTTCATCTACCCAACCAAACTGGCGGTGTGCAACATCCGCTGTAGTGGATGCTTGCAACTCATTTACCCAAGTAGTCATATACTGTATTAGATCCTCTGGTCTTGTGACTGCAACGCCCTGCATGGACATTGTTTTTCTAAACTCTTCACGAGATGTTACCGCCGTGAGCGGCATCGTAAATTCTCTCACACCGTCCTTGGGTAAGTGTAGCCTGCACACCACTGACTCACCTGCTTCTATATCTACGAGTCGTTTGGTGATGTATAGATCATTGTGGTAGATAGCTCTTTCGTCTATCTCACCGTCCGACCCAACGCTACGGACATAGATCCCACCACTTGCCCCTCGAAAGTACGGGCGTGGATAACTTGGGATAACATGTTCTGACAAAGTAGTCTCTTTGCCAACTGTAGTATCAGAGAAAAGAGTATTTGGATCAGGTGTTGCAGGTGTTGCAGGAGCAAACCTAGCGCCAAGAGATATAGGTGATTTGATCTTGCCCCAGTTCGGGCAGTGAATGCAGACATCAGGACGCAGTTCATCAAACGTACCACAACGATACGGCCCTTGAATGAGGTCTAATTTCTGCTGGGTAAGCTCTGGAGTATATTCGGCGTGGTCTTGTGAAATGTTGTGTGCGTGCCGGTCTGCATTCTCGCAGTATTTGACTATCGAAAGCCCTGCCCTCCACAAAGGTTCTTCTGTGCCTTCTTGGTGAAGCACGATGCTACGTAGTTGCTCACACCCTTTACCCGCCTGCGTCTTGGCTAAGATATTTTTGAAGCTGAAGATCCTATCCTTCGGCGGCTCGTATATCGCTTCCGCTATTTTAGGAACTGGTATCAGATTAACGCCGAGCTTATCTGCGAGAAAATCGAAATCAACGGCGGGTGCATCCTGTAACAGCTTTACAGGAGTAGGGGTATCGAACTTGTAGTTATGTGTACCTAATATGCGTAGCACTCTTGCCGCATCCGCAGGCACTGCTGTATCTATCTGAAACTTATGTTCCGCACACAGCGCCTTAAATTTGTCTGCAACGGGCTTCCAATCAGTGACGCTGACGCTATCAGTAAAACTCCAATAGGTATGTATGCCGCCACCAGAGTCCAACAACATGGGCTTTGGTAGCTCTAACACGCTGCAAAACCGCTTTAACTCACGCAGGGCATGAGCTTTATTTGTGTGCGGTTTGTCCTCTCCAACATCAATATCAAGGAACAGAGCTTTGATATGCGAAGCATCTGCTGCCTTACGAGTACCTTCTTCTTTGAACGTACTTAATGCGAAATAAGCATCCCAACCTTGCTTGTCGTACTCCGTCGCCTGCGCTGCTAACTCGTCTATGTCCTCAAATGACAGTGTTCGTGTGTATCTATTGAGTTCGGGGTTATTGCACCAGAGAACGTATACTCCTTGTCTAGGCAGAATCTTCCGCAAGAAAATTCTTGTATCCATAATTGCACCCATGAGAGTTCTAACATGTTAGAACCCTTTCGATTAAAGACACTACGGCAGAGGTGTCGATACACCCTTTTCGGTCTAGCCTAGCCGTAGTGGAAATTCTGTTGCGATCAGTCGTCCCAATCTTCAATCACAGAACTAAGGTCATCATCGTCTGTGGGTGCAGGAGCAGACTTTTTGACAACCTTCTTCGGTTCTTGTGAAGCTGGAGCTTCTTCCTCAACAGAATTAAAAATGTCATCGGAGTCATCGTCTTCATCTAACTCGACAACGGGTGCAGTGGTATCACTAAACGGGTTATCAGGTTCTGCTACGAACCCACCGTCAACAACACCAAAGGGTGAACGTGATTGCATTGGTTTATATTCAATCACCTGTACGCCGTTAAGACGTAGACTAACGCCAGTACCACTCAGATTGTACGGCACAAAAGTAAACGCAAGGTTCACGATGCTGCCGGTAGTCAACTGAAAGTCTTCTGGTAACTTATTATTCTTAGCGTCAACTTGCAGTGGAGGCGTCGTCTTGTCTGTACCATACGCCCCTTTCAGTTTAGCCTTACCCAAGTACCTACCATCTTCCTGCTTCTTGAATGGTAGTGGGAACTTGTCAGGCCAACCGTCCTCCTTCTTCTTGGTGTAAGCCGCCTTCATTGCTTTGTACAGCGTCTTTGCTTCTGGCTCAGTCATCAAAAACGATACGGTGTATTCGGCACCGTCGTCCAACGCGCTGCATTTCACAGAGCCGCCCTTACCACCGTTAGCTCGGTTATCGAACTTATAGGTGGTATCCAGTTTTGGGTACATCGCTTCTACGTTAGCGATCTGGTAGTACATATATTCTTCAGCCATTTTGGTCTCCTGATTGGCTATTTATATCGAACCCTTCCGTCGTATCGAACAGTGTGTCTGATGTGGTCGTTTGACTAATCGCCTCTAGCGCATCATCGTGATCTACCATCAAACTCACTTTCTCTAACTCATCTTCTTCCAACGGTCTGCGTGGGTAGAAGAACAGCTTTGGGTAAGGACTCCCTACGTCAAAACTGATTCTGGTGACAACCGCAACAGACGGTGTGCCATGCCCACTTAAAAATTTGGCGTAGGCTTGCAACGGCATACAGCTATTGTTTACCTCCTTACCAAATATACTGCTGGCGGGAACCTGTAGTTGGTAGACCGTACTTAGGTCTTGCTCCTCCACGACTGCTAGCCGCTGATGAAATCTACAAGCTCTGCCACCTCCCGAACTAGAACCCCGAATGTTATGCACACAATCCATACATCGCGTACTTTGTCGTTGTTCTTCTGGCACCTCGGGTGCCGGTCTTTGCGTATCAGCCGACCAGCATGTTGGTGCTTGCCGTAACTGTGGGTCAAAGACTCCTTCAAAGTATGAACGTGAGACAGGCCCAGCGTTCACAATAACAACATCTACCTCATCGCTAGATTCGGCGTGATGCAGGAACCCCGAAAATTTGGCCCCTTGAATACTTATTCGACGCATCAAACATCATCGTCAAGGTCTAAACTTTCTGGTTTTTTCTTTTCGTCGTAGCGCATTAGTGCATCAGCCACACGCTCAAGAGCAAATCTCTGGGTATGCCCTACCTTCACATACATGTTGTCTGGTATTACACCGTCACGTATCCACTTTCTGACTGTGGATAGACTGACACTGAAGTGTCTAGCTACGTCTTCAATCGGCACAAGAGTGTTCATTTAGCTTTCCTCATGGTCAGGACATACTCCGAATCTACGTTTAGTCCCTTTGGTAACTTATCTGGATTGTCTTCAAGGAATTGCTTGATAGCACCCTGATGTAGGCGTTTCTCAAAAAACTCAGGGACTTGTTCTTCCAGCACGAACTTGTGCATGGACTCCCAATCGTTAGTCCAATAGCGTTGTTTTACTGTGCGATAGAAAGTACCGAAGTCAGTCTTACCACTCTTCTGTCCTGTAGACTTCAAGTGGTCAAGCAAGACTGTTTTTATCTTGTTTTGTTTCCGCTCTAGCACACCATCCGCTTCTTCAAACTCTCTCTTTAACGCATCGCGTTTAGCTTTGAGACTAAAAAATACGGAGGTCAGCTTATCTACAGGTAGATCAGTGCCGCTACAATCCGAATCCATATACATCCTCGTGTTGTGTACGATGGTGAGGACTGCATGGTAGTGGTAGGCTATGACTTATGCAAGTATTTCTTTGTATAAATCAATAATTTTTGTGTGTGTGTCTATCTTATTATCTAGTAATGAGTAAACACGCTTTTCGATGTGCGATCCCTGCAACTGCACAACTGTGCACTTGTGATCTTGCCCCGCTCTGTGCACACGCGCATTGGCCTGTGCATACGTTTCGACTGAGCTTGTTGGCCCCCACCATACCACAGTATTTGCAGCGGTCAGTGTAACTCCATGCGCTGCGGCTTGGGGTTGAATCACTAAGACTCTGGGGGCATCCGAGGTTTGGAATGCTTTGAATATATCAGTGCGTTGCGAAGCAGAAACAGCACCGCTAATTACTTCAGTAGGGATACCGTCTTTACGTAGCTTATCGGCAAGCAGCTTAATCGTGTGTTTGAACGGAACGAACACCAGCACTTTCTTACTCGACTCATCTATAACCTCACGTAACACTTTGTATCGGTGCTTGATGTCGAACTCCAATGTCTCGCCGCCATCTGTATAGACCGCACCAGAACTTATTTGCAGGAGCTTGTTCATGTTTACGGCTGCGGTATTGGTGGTAATCTCCTCACCAGCCGCCTGCATAATCATTTTGTCTTTCAGTTCTTTGTAGTATTTCTGCTGCTGCCGAGTCAACTCAACCTCTCGTTTGGTATATACGATCTCAGGCAGGTCGAGGCATTCTTCTTTTGTAAACCGAATCGCAGGCTGTAATGCTTTGAAGACCGTTTCAGTAGCGTCAGGCTTGGGTATCCACTTAAAGTTGGTCACCTTGTACATGACCATATCTCTGAACGACCCAAAGAACCGAGGCACGGATTTGGGATTAATGAGTTTTGCTAGGCCATAGGCATCGACGGGACTTTGAGCGGCTGGTGTACCTGTTAACATCCAAAGCCATTTGTCGGAGCCAAGCAATCTGTTCAGTGTCTTCCATCGCTTCGTCTGTGCGTTCTTGTAGTGAGTTGCCTCATCAACAATTATCAGATCGAACCCACCGTTTGCTACAGCTTCCGCCACAATCTCTACTCCGTCATAATTAATTATGACGAACTTGGCATCTCCACCAACTATTTCTTCACGTTTCTTAGCAGAACCGTAGGCAATATCTACGGTACGGTGCATCGCAAAGGTAAACAGATCTTCTTTCCATGCAGAATCCATGATCGACAACGGGCAGATGATAAGCACCCGATTGATCTTACCTTGGTTCATTAAAAAATCTGCTGCCCATATCGCACTGGCTGTCTTGCCAGTGCCCTGTTCGTTAAAACAAAAGGCTCTCTTGTTGAGCGTGAGAAAAGATGAAGTGGTCTTTTGGTGGGCAAACGGTTTGTGCTTACCCGTCCACTGATACTTACCTTCGATAGGCGACGGTGCCTTGATACCAAGATTCTTCAGCACATGCGTTTCATCAATACCCCAATTAACCACTACCTTGTTATCAGGTAGTGCTTTACTTTTTGGTATGACCTGCGTGACTTTCTCTTGATTGCGGAGCCTGAGTAATAAGGCTTTGTTGTCTATGACTCTCACTACCGTGATTCCGACTTAAACAAAACAAGATGATGTCTGGCTAAGGCGTTCAAGAGTTCAAAGAGAGAATCGGTGCCGAGTCCATTTATTGCGTATATCTCTTTTGCAGTCCACCCAGCTAAATCTCTCACGTATAAAATGCCTACACCGCCCAAGCAGTTTTGTGTGCGACTATTGAGATTTAGCTCTCGTATACGCATCTCTGTTTTAATTGAATCCATATCCCTTCCAATAAAAAGTGGGGCAGGGCCGTAAGGTTTGCCTACGCCGAGCATCCGGTTGAGGCCCACCATTACTGACGGGCCGTACCCCAAAACTGGTTGTGGTGGTTGGTGAAATTGACGCCTTCAACTCATCGCTCTATCAGACGATGTGTGGGGGAGCGTACTTCATTTCACCCTTTCTTTTGCAAGGCTTAAGGATAACGCCTTGGGAGAAAGTCGGATGCCACCACTCACCCGACTTCCATGCCCCCACTAGAAAAAGTCCCGTCTTCGGTCACACGGACGGGAACGTGCTAACTGGGAGAAAGGAAACCCCCCGACCTAAACCATTAAATACAAAATATACGCTACGAGATATATACCAGCAGCGACACCAACTCCAGCCAAAATACCTTTGACTTCCTCGCTCACTGCCTACGCCGTGGTCGGGCAGATGCTTTCTTCAAGGGCTTCTTACCATTACGACTACGGTTGGCGCTTTTACTTTCTACACGCACGCCGTCTTTGTTTGAACCACCACGGCTTAACGGCTTATTGTGACTTACGTCTTTGCCTTCACGTTTGTCTGCTCTACCATCTCCGTTGGCATCGCGGCTCGTTCTGTCCATAGCTCTACGCGCACGTTGTCTTTCCATACGTGCTTCATGCGCTTTGCTACCCACAGGCGGATTCTTTTGTTTCTTACGATCTTTTGGATTCTTGTACGGCATCAGTTCCTTCCATTGTGTGGGCATTCCGTGACAGGACAGTGCCGTTTGCACAGTCCACTAGGGCTTGGGTTCCATACATCAACATCAAACGATGACTGCATATCCCCATACCTAGCTAGCCATTTAACCCATAAATTACTTTCCTCTTGTCGTGTAAAAGTTTCCTTTATGAGGTCACTACTTACCACGAACAATAAGCCTGCCCGAACAGTCTCCACTTCAGGGTAATGCTTAAACATAGCTAAGGTCATCAATTCTAGCTGACCTTTGTCTGCGTATCTTGCGGACTTACCTGTTTTGTAATCAACAACCCACGCTAACTTGTCCTCACGATCCAGTATCACAAGATCTGCAATGCCTCTGAACCACACATCCTTAGCAAAGAAACTGCATGGCTCTAAGTCCTTAGTCAGACCCATCTTAATCTCACACAGCTTCTCACCTTTCTTGGCGTTCAGCGCGTCAAGTGTATTCTTCGCATAACTAAACCTAGGGTCTAGTTCACCACCATCACGTATGTAAGTCTCCGCAGCTTCGTGAAAAGCTGTTCCATACAATGTGGCATCCGTTTCTTTGAACGGGTACTGGTTGAGTACCTTCTCATGGTAGAACTGTTTAGCGCACTGCTGGTACGCCTTGATCTTACTGAATGACCACGGTGCGGCGTTCAATCTTCGTCATCCTCATCATGCACCTGTTCAAGACGTGCTTTGTAGTTGGCCCAGAATATGTCATCACTAAGATTAAATCTGTCATCTACCTGCACTATGTCAAACCGCAGCTTGGGAAACCTTCTGACGAATCTTTCTTTGGCATCGTAAGCAGCTTCGATGTGGGTGTACTTCCCGTCCATAAGCGGAGTGCCTGTAAACAAGATAACGTAGCTCATCAACAATCTCCGTATGCTTTAGCCACACCACTCTCGCAGTCCAACGGCAAACCATCTGCCCATGTAGGAACACGGCGCATACACGCTTCAATGTACGCTTGCCCTTCATCAATCTCGTCTTCTGGTACACATGCTACAACAGAATCATGCACTGTCAATACTGGACGATACTTTTTAGCTATATCTAACATCTGTTCTGCAATGATACAACGAGCTAATGCCTGACACACGTTCTCAATAATTTTGCCACCGTATATCTTGGTTCGGCCTCGCCGTGTTTTGTATGTGTAGTCAGTGCCTTCTTCGTTAGAACTTCCCTCCAGCTCCTCGTATCGCATAAGTAGACCAGAGGGTAACTTGATAGCCTGTGCATCACCGACAATCTCTATAGCCCCATCTCTACCAAACGGTAGCGACTCCCCGTTGTTCATATACTTTAGTGCATAGTTGGCGTCTGCCCACACGTTAGATATTTTCCAGTTTGTATCACGATAGATACTTATGATACGCCTTGCTTCATACAACTCTATGTCTGTGCCAAACGATTTCAACTGTGCTTGGAACTTGACTGCACCCATGCCGTACCCAGCACCGAGGATCGTAGTCTTGCCAACAAACCTCTGCTCTGGTGTTACCTCATGCTCACCCACGCCGTAGATACGCGAAGCCATTTTTATATAAACGTCTTCTTTATCACTAAACGCTTGAGTCAAATCATCCTGCTCTGCAAACCACGCCAGCACTCTTGCTTCTATCTGTGATGAGTCGCAGTCCACTAGCATGTACCCATCTGGTGCAATGATGCTGCGCTTGAGTTTCTTCGCATTCGGCCCACGGCTAGGTAGATTCTGTACGTTAATCTTGTCATCACCGCCCCATCTACCAGTGTGTGCTGCGTAGTATTTTGTTGGAACCGGGAAAGAACCACGTTTTGCTATTTCTATAAACCTCTCAGTGCGTGTTTCTTCCAAGGTACTTTTCAAGCCTAAACGTGCACTAACAAGTGCCTGCACATGGGAGTTCTCATGCTCTACTAAGCACTTGAATTCCTCATCTGTTTTTGCGAATGCGTAGGTATCTTCGCCAGTGGTAGGGCTGACCTTCATCGGGGGTTCTACACCTAGACTTCTCAGTGCATCGGCAAACTTCGGGTTGCTCATCAGAGTTTCTTTATCGACTCCAGCTTCTGATAACAACTTATCTTTAGACTGTTTGATGTCGTACAGATTATCCTCAAGTAAACACGAATCTAGTTCTAACAGCGGATGTATAAACATACGCAGTGTGCAGTCGATAACCCGTAATTCTTTCTTAGGAAACCCTGCGTTGAGAAAGATGTTAAACAGTTTGTAGGTAAGCTCCACATCATTGATGCAGTAGTCACCGTAGCTGTCTAGCTCGTCATCGGTGAAGTCTTCTCGACGTTTGCCCAACGCATCTAAGACTTCTGTCCCTTTCTCTCCAATGTTGTAGCGTTCAGCTAACGCTTTGAGGCTTCCACTAGCCTCCACCCCATGTAGAGAACGGGCAATGCAAAGAGTGTCAGCCCAAACCCTAGGACGAATATCAAAGAGCCAAGATAATATAGCACCGTCGAACATACAGTTATGGGCGAGTACCATACTGTCGGCCCAGTTAAATTCGTGAAAATACTCTTTAAGTTCTTCATGCGTTCCACTCGCCCACTCCGTAGCACCATTGTTTACTTTTACTCCTACACCCACGACCTCAAATCTGGGGTCGCGGATATATTCTTCTGTTGTTAACTTACTAAGAGAAAACTTCTTATCGTAGTATGTCTCAAAGTCCAAGGTGATAAGATCCACTACACTCGCTCCCTCTCAGATATGGCTGTAACAACCACACCTGTAGTGAGAGGCATACGAACAGTTGTACCGCCATCATCTATTGCTTTGTACTTAGCCGTTTCTTCGTTCTTTGCTTCCACCACCACTTGCCTTGAAATGGTTTCTTCAATGGTCACATAGAACACTTTAAGATCTGCACCCTCATCCATATCAACCCCCCAACCGCTTGATCTCGGCATCTATATAGAACCGAATCTTTTTAGCGTCACGTAGCTTGTCACTGTGAGATGACTGTCCGTAACGGTATGTCGCACGGAATATCTCACCGATCTGAGCGTTCATGTCTTTATAAGAGATAAGGTCTTGAAGCTCTTTCGCATCTTGTGGTAACTCGTAATATGATGCTGTACTACCATCACTCACCGCTGCCAATCCTTGTATTATCGGTGCCTGTTGTGCATTGTCCGCCAGCTTTATAGATGTAGGAGGGTGTGAAAGCTTAATCTTAGTAGCCCCAGCACCGTCCACCACACGTTTGAATGTACGAGCATTGGGAAAATCCGTACTCGTCACTGCTTTCTTGCAGAACTCCTGTTTAATACTCCACGCATTACCGTAGCTACACTTCGCCCACGCCGCAGCTTCCTTGGCTGTTGCTTCAGGGTTTTTCTTAAAATACTCACGCAGCTTCGCCGCCTTGGTTCCATTTGCCATTGTGGTCTCCTAAAAATCAAACGCCATTTGGCGTTCATCAGTTTCTTTTTGGTTGAGAATATCCGCGACTGTATGCACGTTGTCCTCGTTTACTACCGCAGCGATGCCATCGCATGAGCGGATTTCTTGTAGGTTCTTAGTCTGTAGCGTAGTGAGTTTTCCCTTCCCCGCCTTGCATTCAATACCAAAGAACTTACCTTGATAGCACCCAACAATGTCGGGCACACCGCTGCGCCCATACCCACCCGATACGGGGTAGAAGTAGTACGCACCGATATTTTTAAGGACAGACGTTACCTTGTCCTTCACTTTCTTTTCTGGCGTCTTTGCCATGTTTCCCTTCCTATCCGAACACCCAATAGGTCTCGGGGCCAGACCTAAGTCCGACCCCTGCCACCTGTGGCGTTTGTGGTTCCAACACCGAAAGCCTGAGTACCTTGTCTCTCAGTTCTTGCGGCAGTTCGTCTATTGAATAGTAGACACCACGATATGGACTGTCAACACATTCCATACCAACGCACAATACTTTCCAACAGTCTATCTTACTATCTACTTTTATGTGATAGATAGGGCCATCATGTGATAACTTATTCTGTTTAGCTAGTGTTGTTGTTATTGCCTCCACCATAGCTAAGTTATCGTAATAGTTGGCCCAGTATCTAGTCAGTTCTTTCTTACCAGTTGTCGTGGACATAGAACATATCCTCTGTCAGCTTCATCCCCACACCCCGTACATACGTCTGATCCTCCAGCACTGTCAGTCGATTGACGTACCCCGCAAGCTCCTCGTACCTGTCCTTGGTGTCACCTATGGGACTGAGGATCTTAGACTCAAAGTAGTTACTGTGGCGGTTGTCCCAATGCTCATCTCCGTTCACCACTGCTTTCGGCACCGGCACCGTAAACAATAGATGATCGTCACCGTACTGACTTTTCTTGATGCAGATGAACGTAGCGTTTGTGTTCATGCCTTTGTCTTCAAACAGATCCCATTCAATCTGTGCTGCTTCTCGAACACCCTGCTGAAATGCACCTTCTGGTAACTCGTCAACCATTGCTCTGCACGTAGTCCACGCATTGGGTGTGTTCGCTGCTTGATTGGCCCTGTTGTGTGCATTGTGTTGAAACCCCAAACTGACCATCTTTTCACGTAGCTGAGTGTCCAGATTTGTGGTGCTACTCCTTCGGGCCTGACGTAACGTATCCATACCTGCCTCTGCGATTCTACCCGTCACCCAAGGTTGTAAGTACCTGCAAGCGTTGCTGACCGCAGTCTTCAACCGTTTGCTCATCAGCATGGATTGCTGTTCACTGTAGCTGGCGTACTTGTTGTTACAGATACTGTGAGCGCAAACAACGTACTGCTTTGTTTCGCCTGTATCCGTGAACACACCGTAACTTATCCACCCTAGTGGGAACGGACTATCGTCAAAGACAAACACTTTACTAGAGCTACCATGCTTCATCTTACGGAAATGTACCCAAGACATCTTGCGTTGCAGTTCCAGCATGAAGTCTCTTATGTGTTCGTCTGGGATAGACTTGACGGTGACTTCTACCGTTTCGTTCTTGTGTGTGTATTCGTTTTTCATCGTTCCTGTTTCCTTATTTTAGTTTGTTCTAACATGTTAGAACTCATTACAGTTTGCTGCTGTCTAAGTGGACAGCGCTGCCTACACTTGGTTGTGTGCGCTTGTTATCCAAGATCAACCACAGTAAGGGACTGTTCCATCGCCCCCAGCTACCACCCAAGTATCCGTCCGTGAACACGATAACTGCTTGTGGGTTGATGCTGTTCTCTTGAATGTATCGAGTCACACAAGTGACATCCGTACCACCGCCGCCTTCTGGCTTGGTTGACTTGCGTAAGTCTGCGATCTCATGCTGCTCGTAGACTTCTTCACGGCACACCTGCGTATCCCAGTAAAGCACTCGTATCTTCTTAGGCTTCACTGTCTCACAGATGTGTGCGACCTCAGACAGAAACACGGTCAACTCTCTCTGCCCAATAGACCCTGACGTATCGCACGCAAGCACCAGTTCATCAACGGTTTCGGTGATGCCGCTCGGCATGTACACACCTGCCCCGATGTACCTTCGGTTTGGACGTTTCCATGTGGAGTAGTCACTGCCTTTGCATGTGTCGTTAACGAACTCACGCAATACATCTCGCCAGTTAACCTGCGGAGCCAGCAGTTCGTCTATTGACCTGTTACCACCTGACCCCATCTTGCCTGCGGCGAGCACACCCTGACGTAGTGCTTCGTCAATCTCGCGCTCGTTCTTGCGCTGTTCCTCTGCGGGTATCTCTTGTGCACCTTCCCAGTCGTGCTCGTCAAAGCCTTGTGGTAACTCGTTACTAGGTTGACCATTTGTTGGGGGGTCGTCTGGGCTTGATACGTTCCCAGTACCTTTACCTTCTTCTTGCAGTGTTTTGAAGATAGCAGCCGAGTCCATCCACCCGCTCTTGATCCTGTACTTCTCGTCGTACAATCCAATGATCTTGCCCTTATCATCGACGGGCATGGTGGCAAATTTGTCTGACTTGTTCTCATCCACCAACTTGCCGTTGATGTTGTAGTCACAAGCAGCATTAGCCAGTGGCCCGTCCTTGTCATACATCCACCGCCATGTGGTCAGGTGTTTGTATATCTTGTGATACAACTCATGCAGCAGAACAAAGCGTAGCTCTGCATCGGTCAACGATTGTGCAAACGCACGCCCGAACTTTATGTCGATGCCGTTTGTCTGAGCGGTTGGTATGTCTTCAACCACTTCGATCTTACCCAGCATCAGCGCACCAGCAGCCCACATGTATCGGTCATGCCGCATGATGTCCACAACACACTTCTGTAGGCGCTGTTCTTCCGTTAGTTTTGTTGCTAGTAACACGTTACTCGACCCTCCATATTTGTATTGCTGAGTTTTCTACGTTGCGCTTTACCGTTACTTTTTGATTAGCCCTTTTTGCTATGGCAGTTAGGGAGCTAGCGCGATTGCTTATCCCTCTGCCCCTCTTATTTTTTCTGTCCAAATCAAATACAACGGAGTCGCCTACTTCCCACATCTTCACAAGATCATATAAATCTTGATGTTTCTTACGGGCACCAACACCACGTTGAGGTATCGGTACGTTCTTTATTATTTCTATCATCTGCTTACACCTTGTCCGCTGCGAACATGTATGAATTCTGCATGGCCCACTCGCCATACTTGGCATCTTGCACCACGGCCTCGCGTCGTTTGTGGTCGAACTTCTCAGCACGAATACCGTTGACGAACAGACCTTGTGCTTCCTTATCAAGACGCGATAGGTACGTCATCCATGCCGGAACCCAAGACCTTTCGATAGAGCCAAGCGTTCTGAACACCACCATGCACATAGCCGATGGAGTCTTGGGTATCATCGCCGTGTCTGGATTCTGTTTGATCGACTCCAACGTCGGCAGGTCGTTTGCCAGCTTGACGAATGCCATCATGTCCATCGCGGCCTGCTCACCGATGATGCCCATGAGCAAACCCGTTATGACATGGGGGGTTAGCTGTTCGCGTTTCTTGATGATGTGACTCGCCTTCTCCAATGATCGGGGGGTCACAAATGCAGTCCGTTCCTTGGCACTGGGGTGGTAGATGTATGGGTTGTCGCGTGGGTCAGGCACCTCATCGAATGTCTGAAACAACTGCGGGGTCTCTTTGACCCAACCCAGCAGGATAGGATCGACACCGTTGTTCAACCCCCACTCTATCCACTCCATGTTAGTGGGCTTGCGTACTCGCATCCGCACTATCCGATTGCACGCATGTGCTGGTAACAAGTCACCCACACCTTCGGCACCTAGGTTAGTCGTCGCAAAGACAATTGAGTCGGGGTGCAGCTTGCGTCCTGCTAGCATCCGTTCTTGTATCAAACCCAGCAGTGCCAGCTTGACCGATGGGTTGGCTTTACCGAACTCGTCAAGACACAACACAACTGGCTCATTGAGATGCAGCCCCAGTTCTTCGTTGGTTGCGAATGTCACGGATGACACCTCATCGTTGAGCTTGATGTTGGGGATCATCAGATCACCCAAGTCCTTGGTAGTGCAGTCGAACAAGATATGTCGGTGCTTCGGGAACTTCTGCATTAACATCTTTAGGATAGATGTCTTGCCTGTACCCATGTGCCCCTCGGCTAAGTACACAATCCCACCGTCCTGTTCTCTACCAGTTTCGGCAATGGCTTCTGCGGATTCGTCCAGCGATACCGCGTACATGTTTAGAGCTTGGCTCATTATGGTCTCCTTAGTTTCTTGTTAGATTTCCAATGATGGAAGGTTATCAATGACGTTCTGTGTCATGGATTTGGTTTGCGCTCTCAGGTACGGACTGTCCCTGAGTGCTTCGGGTGTGACGCGCAGCAGTTCATTTTCTAGCCTGTCACACAACGCGCTGATCTGAGTGTTACCGATGACGTTACATGACCTAACCAGTTTGGTTGCGTCGAGTACGTTACTGATAAGCGTGTTACGGAAGATGGCCTGTTCCCCGTCAGGCGTTTCACCTAGCCGATCAACCATCTTTCCTAGATAGTCTTTCAGTTCACCCAGCACCCTGTTCATGCCAGTGGCGTAGGTTTCTTGGATGAATTTGTCGTAGCCTTCTTTAGCGACCTGCAATGCCTGAGTACCTATGTCCACTCTGAAATCGTCACCTGAAGGTACGGGATGTGTCAGCACTTCCAGTGAGAACTTATCCTGTAGTACCGATCTGTCTGGGTACTCGTGAGCACGAAACATATCGCCAAGCACTGCTTGCTGCTCGGACACATAGAAGTCATACGAGTCTAGGAACTCATGGACTTTCTTATCGAACATCTGCTTTTTGGCAGTCACTTTGTTTATGTAGTCTGGGTACACTGCTTGAGGGCAGAGACGTGGGCCGCGATCTATCCACGGCATGGTAGTGCGATAGTGAATGTGGTTGCGGGTCTCACCGATGATTGACTTGATGCTTGCGAGTAACTTGTTACCAGCGAACAGATTCTTGGTGTATGTGCCCGCCTGAGACTCGGCATTGTTGTCGTGAGCGACCTGCTGCGAGATGTCCTCGTCAGTCACCTTACCGTCCCAACAAGACGTTTTTAATTCGACCAGCACCGCAGCACTGGAGATAGAGGGTACGTTGATCTCAGAGAGACTCGGTAGCTCTGTCTGTTCTAACATGTTAGAACCTGTTGGTTCAGAGATGTCGTGTAGGTTTTCCATTAGTTAGTTTTCCTTTCTCTTAGTAAGTAAATGAAACCGCTCAATAGCAGTTCGTCTTTCTCTGGGTCACCCCAGTTCGTTATGGCCCGCAGTAAGTAATACTTCGGTAGCCAATTCAGTTTCACAGCCATACGCATGGCAGCTAAATCGTGGTACTCGTTTAGCTCCATGTCTCCACCGACTTCGACTAGCACTTCTTCGCCCTTCTCACCCATCGTATTGATGGCTTTGATCTTTGCCGGTTTGGTATCCGTTGCTGGCACATAGCTAGTTACGATGCGTTGCAGATGGTTCCGCTCCACATGTATGTCTAACGTGTCCAGTACATCCTTAACGTCTTCCAACTTGCTTCTCCTATCTCCCAATGTGTTCGATGTCGCCATCAGGTATGACCTGATACGCACCTTTGTTGTAGGGGATGGACACAGTGAACAGATTGTTCTTCTGTCCGTCCCGGTTCTTTCTGTCACTTGCATCGTAACCTGTTAGCGCGTAGTGGCTTACTGGCCCCGTGTGCGACGGGTACTTCGCACGAAAATCGGCAGAGCGTTGTTGCTCGGTGGGGGTACTGCAAACCATCGGTTTGAAAGGTCTTGCAGGCCGTCGAGGTTTACGCACTGGTTTGTATCTTCTTGGCATATTGTCTCCTCTGTAGTTCTAACATGTTAGAACTTGTTACTGTAAGGTCGCTTGAGGGCGACGAATCAATTGTGTATCTGTCACACACAAAGACATTATCGCATATTCGTCGTCTTGTGTCAAGTATTATGATTAGGTGTTTTCTAATGGTTAGAGGTGTAATGTTCTATAATGTTCCAGAATGTTCCCTCGTATAGGTGGGCAAGTCCTTGATTTACCTAGAATGTTCCAATGTGCCTTTTTTAGGGAAATTGAATGGGTGGCGTAGAAGGGAGGAAGGAGGACGGAACATTAGGTAATTACGTGGTAACTTGTTTGGTGTGTGTTTTTACTAAGTCAAAATCTACCCCTATACATATATATTTCTAAAAAAGGAACATTATACATATATAGTCTTAAACGAATATGCAGATACCGCCAGATAACGCCAGATACAACCATACACCATCTGTCATTTGTTCCTTTTTGCCCAAAAAAAAGGGAACATTAGGGGAACATTATGGAACATTTGGAACATTACCCCCACGTAAAAAGGAACATTGCTCAACTGCCATGTTCTAACATGTTAGAACTTGTTAACTTATGGTTTCTTCTGTCACGCAACGCTACGTTAGGAACTGGCCTCACAAGGTGGGGGCGTAAAAAAACCCCGACCAGCAAATGCTGGCCGAGGTTGGTTGGTGGTTGGTAGTTAGGACTTGATTGCTTGGCGTAGAGCCTTGATCGCGTCCATTACCGGCTTGACGTTTTCAATGTCTGGCGTCTCGGCGTTTTCTATCCGTTTCTCCATCGCCGTGCATTGTTCAGTTAGATAGGTCGCTAGCGTTTTCTTCGTGCGTTTCGCAACCTCGCCAGCTCTGGCTTTCTCCACTGCCACTACTGCCTGCTTCCATCGGGTGCAGTATTGGGTGACACTTTTCTGAATGGACTTGCGTTCTGCCTTTTCATCATCACTTAGCGCGGTAGTCGGTGTGGCGATAAGCCTAACCGCTTTCTCCCCTCGCCCTCGAATGATAGCAGCGCGATGCTTTGCCCAGTCCAGTTTGTTAGTCGCGTCCGTTGCCTGTAGTTTCAGCAAATCTTTCTCGCTAGTGGGGAGCCAGATGGACTTACCACCCGCATCAAGATAGGCGTTAACCGCTTTCTCTTTTGATGCTTCACTCTCGCCGAATTGTCCAGTTGCCGCGTACAGATCTTTCATTGTTATGTTAGTCATAAGAATGACTCCTTTTTAGTTAAGTTATGCCGCCATCGCTGGCGACCAATACATAATAACAAACCACCAGATAAATGCAAAGAATGGCATTAAATACCAACTTCTAACATGTTAGAACCTAACTAAACACCACTCCCCCCCGACCCCCCGCGCACAGCTTGTGACTCCTAGCAGTTCTCTATATTACTAATCTGCACGAACTTTCAGCATTTTTCTGGGTTTTGGTCTTGACCCCCCTCCACACAGAACCCCCCACCCTAAATTTTAAGTACCTAGCAAAAAAATTTTTGTTATATCTAGTAGTCTTTGGTGTATATTCGCGCCAACGGCTATCAGCCAGCGGTAAAATCTATGACATTACTTATAGAACCTGAGATCGGCGTTCCTTTTTCCGACGACTTTAGCTTTGTCGATTTGAAAGAACGCGCAGCCGCTGCTTGTAGCACAGCACTAGAACTCTCTAAGCACGGGTTAGATCTAACACCAAGTAAAGAAGATGAAGATACCGCTGCGCGACTTGCTATTGCTTATGCTGATGACCCTGAAAAAACTTCTAAGAAAGTTACAGCAAAGAAAGCGGCGACGCTTACCCCTGCCTCTCTTGTTCTGACAAACAACATACTGCAAGAGTTTGGGCATTCTGTTGCAGAAAGTGCAACACAGATCAGGCATCTCGTAACCAATAAGCTATTACTAGAGTCAGAGAACGAAGATCCGCGCATTCGTATGCGTGCGCTGGAGCTGTTAGGTAAGATCTCAGACGTAGGTTTGTTTGCTGAGAAGTCGGAAGTGACAATCACACATCAATCGACAGATGACTTACGTAACAAGTTACGTGATAAACTGGAAAAATTGATTACGCCTGACGCAGACATCGTAGATGGGGAGTACACCGACGTGGCATTCGATGTAGATAGTGAGCTTGGCATAGATAGTGACCAACATTAGTCACAAGATTCCTGACTTTAGCGAAGACGAAGTAGAGCAGATGCTCAATAACCTTGATTCGTTTACGGACGAAGAGGTTGTTGAGATAAATCGCATCGTTGACGAGCTAGACGAGCGCAGAATTAACAAAGAAGCGTACCTAGACCTCATAGAGTTCTGCAAACGTATGCAGCCAGACTACATTGTGGGTAAGCATCACCGCATTTTGGCTGACTTACTCATGGATATTGAGCGAGGTAGGAAGGATCGCATCTGTGTGAACATCCCACCACGCCACGGTAAGTCCCAACTTGTTTCTATTTTCTTCCCAGCGTGGTTTTTAGGGCGAAACCCGAACAAAAAAGTGATGATGGTGTCGCATACTACTGATTTGGCAGTAGATTTTGGTAGAAAAGTGCGAAATCTCATCTCTACGGACGCATATCAGGCCATTTTTCCTACCGTACAGCTTGCAAGTGACTCAAAATCAGCCGGTAGATGGAATACAAACACAGGTGGCGAGTATTATGCGTGTGGTATTGGCTCTGCTCTTGCTGGTCGCGGCGCTGATTTACTCTTGGTAGATGATCCGCACTCTGAACAGGACGTAATTAACGGTAATTTTACTGTTTTTGAGAAAGCGTACGAGTGGTTTACGTTTGGAGCACGTACTCGTCTGATGCCGGGGGGTCGTGTAGCTATAATTCAGACCCGATGGCACATGGATGACCTCACTGGGCGTGTAACACGCGACATGGTGCAGAACGACAGGGCAGATGAGTATGAAGTGGTCGAGTTTCCCGCCATATTAGAGATAGAGGACGAGGAAACAGACGACATTGTAGAAAAACCGCTCTGGCCTGAGTTTTTTGACCTAGAGGCGCTGCTGCGGACTAAGGCATCCATGCCGACATTCCAGTGGAACGCGCAGTATCAGCAGACACCCACGGCAGAAGAGGCCGCACTGGTCAAACGCGAGTGGTGGCAGACGTGGGATCAGGAAAGTCCGCCCAGTTGTGAGTACATTATTATGTCGCTGGACGCGGCAGCAGAGAAACATAACCGTGCTGACTACACGGCGCTGACTACATGGGGTGTATTCCTGTACGAGGAGACAGGTGCGTACAATATCATTCTGTTAAACAGTATAAAGAAGCGCCTAGAGTTTCCCGAGCTAAAAGACATGGCGATGGAAGAGTATGGTGAGTGGGAACCTGATGCGTTTATCGTAGAAAAGAAATCATCGGGCACGGCGCTGTACCAAGAGATGAGGCGCATGGGGTTGCCCGTTTCAGAGTATACGCCTCACAGGGGATCAGGTGATAAACTTGCACGCCTTAACTCAGTATCTGATATTGTTGCGTCTGGTTTAGTATGGGTTCCTCCCACACGCTGGGCGGAAGAGGTGATCGAAGAGATAGCGGGGTTTCCGTTTATGAGTCATGATGACTTGGTTGACTCAACGGTCATGGCGCTCATGCGGTTCAGACAAGGTGGATTTATCAGGCTACCAACAGATGAGCCAGAAGAAACACGATACTTCAAACGGCGCGGAAGCGGGTTCTACTAGAGACAGATTATGGCTATAGAAAAAGGTTTGTACGCAGCGCCTCAAGGTATGGAAGAAGAGGAAGCACCAGATTTAGAGATTGAGATTGTTGATCCTGAGATGGTGACGTTGGACGATGGCAGCGTAGAGATCACCATAATTCCTAACGCAGAACCTACGGACATGCTGCCGTTTGATGCAAACCTAGCTGAAGTATTAGAAGACAGTGTTCTCGGTGAAATGGCTGACGAACTGATCGGTTCAATAGAAGCAGACATGGGTAGCCGCAAAGAGTGGGCGGATACATTTGTTCGTGGGCTGGACGTATTAGGTTTTAGATACGAAGAGCGTAGCGAACCGTGGGAAGGCGCGTGTGGTGTGTACTCCACAGTGCTTGCCGAAGCAGCCATACGCTTTCAAGCAGAAACCATGTCAGAGACTTTTCCCGCCGCTGGCCCCGTCAAGGTAAAGGTGCTGGGCGAAGAAACTAAAGATAAGGAAGAAGCCGCAGAAAGAGTGAAGGCGGACATGAACTATGAGCTTACTGAGCACATGGTGGAGTACCGGCCTGAACATGAGCGTCTTTTATATAACTTAGGTTTGGCAGGCAGTGCGTTCAAAAAGGTGTACTACGACCTGAACCTAGGGCGACAGGTTGCCATGTTCATACCAGCAGAAGATGTAGTAGTGCCTTACGGTGCCTCACACATAGAAACTGCTGAACGTGTGACACATGTCATGCGTAAAACAAAGAACGAACTGAAGAAACTACAAGTGGCTGGGTTCTACAGAGACGTGGAACTAGGCGATCCTACCCCCTACCACTCTGATATAGAAGAACGTAAAGCTGAAGAGGGCGGGTACTCACTAACAGACGATGATCGTTTTGCGCTGTACGAGGTGCACGCAGACTTAATAATTGAAGGTATTGACGATGACGAGGATGGCATAGCCAAGCCCTACGTGGTGACACTAGAGCGCGGCAACTCTGAGGTCTTATCTATTCGTCGTAACTGGAATCCTGATGATGCGTTGATGCTGAAGCGCCAGCACTTCGTACACTACGTGTATGTGCCGGGGTTCGGCTTTTATGGTCTTGGATTGATACATATAATAGGGGGGTACGCTAAGGCGGGCACTTCTATCATACGGCAACTGGTGGACGCTGGCACGCTAGCTAATCTACCGGGGGGTCTGAAGTCTCGTGGATTGCGGATCAAAGGTGACGATACGCCGATTGAACCCGGAGAGTTTAAGGACGTAGATGTGCCGTCTGGCAGCATACGCGACAACATCTTGCCGCTTCCTTATAAGGAGCCAAGTCAAACACTTCTAGCTCTACTTAACCAGATAACAAAAGAAGGGCAGCGTCTTGGGGCGATCAGCGATATGAATATCTCTGATATGTCTGCAAATGCGCCGGTTGGTACTACGCTTGCTCTGTTAGAAAGAACGCTCAAGCCAATGGCAGCAGTGCAGGCTCGCGTGCATTACGCCATGAAGCAAGAGTTTAAGATGCTCAAAGTTTTGATGGCAGAGTATGCACCCATAGAATATGGGTATCAGCCACACAGAGGTGAGATCTCGGCAAAACAAGCGGATTACATGTTAGTAGATGTAATACCTGTTAGTGATCCGAATAGTTCCACGATGGCGCAGCGTGTCGTACAATATCAGGCAGTAATACAACTGGCACAATCCGCACCACAGATATACAATCTGCCGCAATTACACAGGCAGATGATTGAGGTGTTGGGTATAAAGAACGCTGACAAGCTAGTGCCCACAAAAGATGACGCTAAACCTACTGACCCAGTTAGTGAAAATATGGACGCGCTGGTTGGCAAACCACTCAAAGCATTTATATACCAAGATCACGATGCTCATATCGCAACGCACCAAGCGTTTATGCAAGACCCAACAATCATGCAGATGATCGGACAGAACCCACAGGCGAAACCAATCATGGCTGCGCTACAAGCGCACATTGCAGAGCACCTTGGCTTCAAGTACCGCAAAGAAGTTGAAGAGAAACTGGGCGCACCGCTACCACCACCGAATGAAGAGTTACCCGAGCAGGTTGAAGTTAACCTTGCTAGGTTGGTCGCTGACGCAGGCAAACAGCTTACACAGCAGAATCAACAGCGGGTGGCACAGCAGCAGGCACAACAGAAGGCGCAAGACCCTGTGGTGCAGATGCAGCAGGCAGAGCTACAGATAAAACAGCAAGAAGTGCAGCGTAAGGCAGCTAAAGATCAGCTAGATGCTCAGATGAAGCAGGCAGAGCTGGAGCTAAAAGCACGTAACCAGATGCAGGATGCACAGATAGATCAAGCAGAACTTGCTATTAAACAGCAAGAATTACAAATTGACGCACAGAAAGCAGGCGCTAAACTTGCCGCAGATCGTAGAAAGGACAATACGAAGTTGGATCTGGACTTACTAAAAACTATGAAAGATTCGACGCCTAGGGATCAGTAATGGCAAAAACCGTCTTTGACGTGTTAAGAGAAAAAATTGAAGCGGATAAAAACGCCGCACTACAACACCTTGCAGGTGGGGGGGCTAAAGACTTCGCCATGTACAAGGAGGCTACGGGTTTAATTCGAGGTCTCGAAACCTGTCTGGGCCATATAGAAGACCTCTCGCGCAATTTGGAATACGAAGATGACTGAACCGCTTGTTGCTCCTGAAGAGCTAGAAACACAGCTACCCGTGCCCGTGGGGTATAGAATCCTTGTGGCTATGCCACAGGTAGAAGAAACCTTTGATGGCACTAACTTATTAAAAACAGATACCACTAAAAGTCACGAGACAGTAATGTCTATCATCGGGCTTGTGTTGGATATGGGTGGGCAAGCCTACGCTGACGAAGATAGGTTTCCTACTGGCCCGTGGTGTAAGCAGGGAGACTATGTAATGTTCCGTGCTAACAGCGGTACGAGGTTCAAGGTTGATGGCGTAGAGTATCGTCTGATGAATGACGACTCTATTGAAGCGGTTGTAGCAGATCCCCGTGGTGTAACAAGAGCATAGGAGTAAGCATGGCGTTCCAAAAAGTGGAGTTTACGTTTCCAGAAGACGAAAACGATGTAGAGGTAGAGAGTACAAACGCGGTTGAAATTGACTTGTCCGGCTCTAAAACCGTTGATGAGTACGCAGATACCTCAACTGAATCTGAGCTTGAAACACAAGCGAAAGAAGAACCTGATGATTTTGAGATTGAGGTTGTTGACGATACCCTAGAGGATGATAGTGACTTTGATCCCCGCGCACCGAAAGATGTTACTGATGAAGAGCTTAAAGGATATTCTAGGAAAGTACGCAGGCGAATCGCGCACCTCAATAAGGGGTTTCAAGATGCGCGGCGGGAAAAAGCAACTATACAGCGAGAACGACAAGAACTAGAAGCTCTAGCGCAAAGACTTGTTAATGAGAACAAAGAACTAAAGGGCAATGTAACCAAGAACCAAGAAGCGTTACTAGAGCAAGCTAAGAAAAATGCCGCTATTGAGATGGAAAGCGCCAAACGCTCGTACAAAACGGCGTATGACAGTGGTGACTCTGATGCGGTACTTGAAGCACAAGACAAGCTAACATCTGCCAAAATAAAGACAGATAAGTTAAATAACTTTCAAATACCCGCTTTACAAGAAGAAGAGACTGCGGTACAAGAACCCCAACATGTAGAGTCGAATGTACCTCGTGACCCCAATGCGGAAGCATGGGTAGCCAAGAATTCTTGGTTTAACGAAGATCCAGAAATGCGTAGTTTTGCTTACGGGGTACATGAGAAGCTGGTTCAACAAGGAGTTAGCCCTCAAGACGATACATACTATGAGCGTATTGACGCTCGTATGCGGCAAGTCTTCCCAGATTATTTTGGGGAGCAAACTATAGATTCCGAGCCTAAGCGAAGACCTAATGTGGTGGCACCCGCTACGCGGAGCACCGTACCTAAAAAGGTACATTTATCGCCAACACAGGTGACTCTAGCTAAAAGGTTAGGTGTCCCGTTAGAAGAATACGCCAAACAGGTTGCACTTGAAATGAGGAAAGCGTAATGGCTGAGAACCGAATAAAGCGTGATAAAGAAACTCGTGAAACTAAGTCTCGTAAAAGAGCTTGGCAACGACCCGAGGTATTACCCTCACCTGACCCAGAACCGGGTTACGCGCACCGTTATGTAAGAGTTTCCATGCAAGGTCAGACAGACGCTACAAATGTTTCTTCTAAACTGCGTGAAGGTTGGGAACCCGTAAGAGCTGAAGACCACCCTGAAATAACTATGGCTACCATTGAAAGCGAAAAATTTGCTGACAACGTGGTTATCGGAGGGCTAATGCTTTGCAAAGCTCCCGAAGAGTTAGTTGAAGAGCGGACGGAGCATTACGAACAACAGACAGCATCTCAGATGCTATCAGTAGACAACAACCTGATGCGTGAAAATGACCCACGTATGCCTTTGTTTAACGAAAGAAAAACAAAAGTTACGTTTGGGAACGGAACTTAATACTTCTAGGAGCTTATAATGGCTTATCCTACTGTCGATGCCCCTTACGGGCTAAAGCCAGTGAAGCTGTTAAGCGGTGTTCCATATGTTGGTACTGTGCGTCACTACTCTATTGCGAGTGGCTACGCTACAGACATCTTCTACGGCGACGCTGTTAAACTGGTAACTGGCGGCACTGTCGAGCGTGATACGTTTGATGCTGCTATGACTCCTATTGGGGTCTTCATGGGTGTTTCTTACACTGACCCCGGTACGTCACAAAAGACTTTCCGACAATACTATCCTGCTAGCACAGCAGCCTCTGACATCGTAGCGTATGTGTGCGATGCCACTGATGTATTGTTCAAAGTTGCTGTCGTGTCGTCTGGCACTACTATTGGTGATCTAGCCATCACTGACATTGGTGCTAACGTGGCTGGTGTTAACAATTCTGGAAGCACCACAACTGGCAACTCCAAAAGTGCTATATCAGACACTTCCGCCACTACAGCAACGCTTCCATTCCGCATCGTAGAGTTGGTTGAAGAAACCAAGAACTCTTCTGGCGGGTTCACGGAAGCACTTGTTAAGTGGAACGCAGGTCATGCGTTTAATAACACTACTGGTATTTAAGGAGTAAAGTAAAATGGCTATTTCAAGAGCGCAATTACTTAAAGAACTCCTACCCGGACTGAACGCTTTGTTTGGAATGGAGTATGCTAAGTACGGTGAAGAGCATAAAGAAATCTTTGAATCAGAGACTTCTGACCGCTCATTTGAAGAAGAAACCAAGTTGTCTGGTTTCTCCGCTGCTCCCGTCAAGGACGAAGGTGCGGCGATTGAGTATGACAACGCACAAGAAGCGTTTACCGCAAGGTATACGCACGAGACAATAGCGATGGGTTTCTCTATTACCGAGGAAGCTATCGAAGATAATCTCTATGATTCTCTTTCTTCGCGTTATACGAAGGCGTTGGCTCGCGCTATGGCTTACACCAAGCAGGTGAAAGCGGCAGCGATTCTTAACAATGCGTTTGCATCAGGCACAACTTACGGAGATGGCGTATCTCTGTGTAACACGGCCCACCCGCTAGTTTCTGGCGGAACTAACTCAAACCGACTGACTGTTGCGGCAGACCTGAACGAGACCTCACTTGAGGCTTCTGTAATTCAGATTGCTGGTTGGACGGATGAGCGTGGTCTGTTGATTGCAGCACGTCCTCGTAAGCTGATTATCCCACCAGCCCTACAGTTTGTAGCAACTCGTGTGCTAGAAACAGAAGGCCGTGTGGGTACAGCCGACAATGACTTGAACGCGATTCGTAACAACGGGGCTATCCCTGAAGGTTACGCAATCAATCACTATCTAACAGATACTGATGCGTTCTTCTTGACGACTGACATCCCCAATGGCTTGAAGCATTTTGTTCGTTCTCCGATGGCTACATCTATGGATGCAGACTTCGATACGGGCAACTCGCGCTATAAAGCCCGCGAGCGATACAGTTTTGGCGTGTCCGACCCACTTGGGGTTTTCGGTTCACCCGGAGCGTAAAACGCTGCATAAGAAGAGGGGCACATGTTGCCCCTTTTCTTTTTCTACTGTATAAGTATCTCATCCCTGACAGATACATCCCGTATCTGACACTAGCCACGACAGGAGATCACAATGGCTAATACGACGTTTAACGGCCCCGTCCGATCAGAAAACGGGTTTAAGGTTGTTTCAAAGAACGCAAGCACTGGTGCGCTAACTGATGTAGTAGATATTGCTTCTACTGGCATTGTTACAAACAAATACGTAAAGCACGTTGGCTTTGCCACAGGTGTAACGGTTAACACCACAGCAGGTGACAGCCCCTCTATTGGTGAATTTACTCAGCCTGCCAACACGATCATCACCGACATTAAGATCTTCTGTGACACCTCACCAGTTATTGGTACGGGTGACATTGGTTATGAAGTCGGCACTTCTAGTTCTGGCGCACAGATTGTTGCAGCAGTGACTGATGAGATACTAGACGGCGGCACCACTGTTGTTGAGCACAACGTAACCACAACAACGCTTGTGACTCAGACGCAAAGCGGTACTACGGCACCTGCTTCTGTTCAGTACACTTCTGCTGCAAGAACTATTTTTTGTAACATCACAAACACTGTTGACGCGACCACCGCTGGTTCTTTTACGTTCATCATTGAGTACGTTCAGATAGCGTAATAGGAGGTAGTCATGGGTCTCTCCGATGTAAAAGCGGTATTTTTAACCGCAGGCATAGCCGCAGACGACGATGGCATATCAGAAAACGCTGCTGTCGGAAACAACGCAGCACTGACTATCGGAGGCGCTCTAGCTTCTGGTGGGGCAGTTACGTTGAATGCTGGGCAGCTTGTCACTATCACCTCTGCTGGAGATGACGACGAAATATCATTTACCGTAGTAGGTACAGATATTTTTGGCGCTGATTTAACAGAGTCAGTTACCGGCGCAAATGCGGGTGTTGCTACTAGCAGTAACTTCTTTAAAACCATTGCTTCTATAACCGCTGTGGGGGATCCCGCTGGCAATGTAAAAGCTGGAGTCAGTGCAGACTGTGCAGACAACATCTTTGCTGGCCCAGCCAGATTGAAGGGGGCTTACATAGTCAACTCAGCAACGGCGGGCACAATAAAGTTTAGGACTACTTCTGTTTCAGGAACTGTTCTGATGGAAGTGGGGACTGTTGCTAGTGCTACGGTAACGCGAGATGTAAGCATCCCTGAAGAAGGCGTTAAGTTTCCAAGTGGGGTAATAATAACCTACACAGGAGCTACGTTTACTTCACTAACGGCGTTTCATGCGTAGCTACTACAAAAAGGCATCGCCATGCCCCTCGTTCAAAAAAGGTGGTATGGCGGGCATGTCTGTAAAGAGTGGGGACAAGCGACCTACTAAGTCTGGTGCTGGTATGACAGCAAAAGGCGTTGCTAAATACAGACGGCAAAACCCCGGCAGTAAGTTGCAGACCGCAGTGACAGAGAAAAAACCCACTGGAAAGCGTGCGGCACGTAGAAAATCGTTCTGTGCGCGTTCTGCTGGACAAATGAAAAAATTTCCAAAAGCAGCCAAAGATCCTAACTCAAGGTTAAGGCAGGCGAGAAAGAGGTGGAACTGTTAGATGGCATACTTGCAAAGTAACATCCCGTACTTTAAGTGCTGGGTGCGAAAGGAGTACACACACAATCACGAGAAGTATCATGGCGAGTTTATTCACGCTATGGCGATTGCAGTAACGACGATGCCAACTAGGTGTTTGAGTTTCCAAGTAATTTTTACTGGGGCTGAAACATACGACGAAGAAGACGAACCCAATGTGCATGGAGGTGCAATGTGGGCACGGATGCCGATTACAGCGTTGGTAGGAGACACCCCTTTCGAGGAGTGGCCCGAGCCTATGCCTGTATGGGCAGCACAGCCTTGGGATTGCAGTTCGAGGGATCACGCTGTGTACGTGCTTGATAGAGCTACACCATGCCCTTGGCTAGCAAAGATAGACGGGGAGATGTATCCCGCGAAGTATATGTTCACGGTGGACTATACGAACAACGAGATTGCTGATGACCCTGCACAACACAAGCAGAGTCATGTGATGGAGTTACTGGATGCTGGTGAGTGGACGGGTAACATTGTAGCTCTACCAAACAATAGGGTGCGGGTAACACATCCCGCTTGGTTTGAAACGGGAGAAGGCGCACCAGATTTTCGTCCTTCTCAACACATTCACTACAGCAAGTCTGATCTGGACTACACGCTGGACGTGAATCAAGTGTTTGATAACTTGTATGCGGAGAAAGACGATGGCGAGTAGAAGAGGCGGCAAAATGCCGCAAAAAAAGAAACGACCTGTTTTTGGCAGGCAAGATAGTGATGCGGTAATTAAGTTTGATAGCCGTAATCCTGTTACTGCACGAAAAGAAGAGGCGGCTAAAAAAACAGCCGCTAAAAAAGCTGCACAAGCTAAAACAGATGCCGCTGTAGCTAAACGTACAGCTACACAAAAAACAGAACGTGACGCTATGGTGAAAAAGGTTAAAACACCAAGCAAAGCAACTACGGCTGTGGCTAAAGCTAGAGAAATGGGTAAAGCAGCGGCAGCTAGTCCTAAACCTACTCGCCCAGCCACAGCTAAAATGCTACCTGCGATGCCTAAAGCCCCTGCTCCAGCTAAAATGGGGGCCACAAAAGGTGCGACTATGGCAACACCTAAGATGGATATGACTCCTGATGTAGCAGCGCCAATGCCTATGGGGGAGGTCAAAAAACGAAGAAGCCCCGGTGCTCGTGCAGGCGCAAAAGGTAGACGCATTATTCGTCGCATGGGCGGCGGCATGATGAAGTCGAAGATGAAAGCCAAGGGCATGAAAGCTGGCGGCAAAATGAAAGCTAAGGGTTACGCAGTAGGTGGCCTCAAGGAAGCGTCAGAAGATAATAAGGGTCTTAAAAAGCTACCAAAAGAAGTTCGTAACAAGATGGGTTTCATGGCTAAAGGCGGCATGATGAAGTCCAAAGGTTATGCAAAAGGCGGCATGAAGTCTAAGGGCTACGCCGCAGGTGGTATGAAGTCTAAGATGGCTACTAAAAAGAAGACCACTAAGCAAAAGGTTCGCGGTGCCGGTATAGCTCGTAAAGGCGTACGTCCAGCGAAGATGCGATGAGACGCTACTATAAGTCAGGCGGTAAGGTGAAGTCGGGCGGCAAGATCTGCCCGAAAGGTAAGGCGTGGGCCAAGCGTACGTTTGATACCTACCCGTCTGCATACGCAAACATGGCAGCTTCTAAGTATTGCAAAGACCCTAACTATGCTAAGGGCAGCAAGAAGAAGAGTAAGTAATGGGGCAGCTTAAACAGTGGCGGGATCAGCAGTGGGTTCGTATTGGCACCGATGGCAAGATCAAAGGGCCATGCGGCACGTCGAAAGACAAAAAGAACCCTGATCGCTGCTTACCTAAAGCTAAAGCACAGTCACTGAGCCAGTCTGAACGTGCTACCACAGCGCGTAAGAAGA